CGGTGGTCGCCGTATCATTTGCCCTCATGGTCAACGCGCCCGACCCCTGCCGCGTCCAGACGCCCGTGCGCCTCACGGGTCTGCGTGGCCAGCCCCGCCCACCGCTCGTCAGCGGCAGCGGCCAGCTGTCTCGCCTTGCTCGCAGGATCGGTCATGTCCGGGACCCCGCCAACGACTGGTAGTAGAACTCGTGCAGGAATGAGAACCGGAAGGGGTCGCGTCCGAGCGATTGCATGTGCCACAACCAGATGGCGCGACCAGAGCGGCCGTTGCCATCGGTGAACGGGTGCAGGGTCTCGTACTCGCAGTGCGCCTCCCACGGGGTCAGGCGCGCAAGGTTGATGTCCTCCAACAGCGAGGTCAGCGCAGTCTCGATGTCGGCCCCGCCCGGCGGGGGAATGTACGGCGGCGTGCCGTTGATGAACACGTCCATCCCGGCCCTGCACCGCAGCCGGGCGTCCGCGACGTGGTGAACAAAGTCCTCAATGTCGCGCACGGTCAGGCGCTCACGGCCTAGGAGTACAACGTGCTGGGCGATCTCGTCCCCGGTCGGCAGGCGCAGGATGCGCTCGATGGCGTTGGACTCGCGCACGAAGCGCATCAGGTAGTTGGTGTCCATTGCCTAGTCCTTCTCGGGGTGAAGGTGTCGTGGTCCATGATGGGGTCTCGCTGGTCGAGGTAGGTGCGGCGGGCGGGGCATCACCCCCGCCCGCCGGGCTACGGGGTATAGCTTCGTGTGTGGGTCCGCAATAGCACCCCGTTCCGGGCTACCGCTCGCACAGCGGCTTCCGGCGGTCTACGACCACTCGGGCTTCAGGGCCGGAGCGGCCGGTGTCGAGCGGGCAGGAGTTCTGCTGGCGCTCGGCGTGTAACTGTCCTAGGGAATCGCCATGCCTTTCGTGTAGGGGGTGGCCAAGATCGGGGGCGTTCGCACGTGGCGAAGCCAGTCGCCGGTGCCATGGAGAGGGCAGTCGCGATCGAAGGAGTAGAGAGGGACCAGCGCATGTGCCTCCGGCTGATCAGAGGCACAGATACAACCGGCATCGCGTGCAGCACTCGTTCCGGGAAACATCGGCTCTGGCCCAATCCCGAGATCATGTAGAAGTCGGAGGGTCGCGGGTTCGTCGTCGGCAAGGATTGTGTACTTGTGCTTGAAACCGTGAACGACGTAGGCCATCGGCGCCTCGTCAGCCGCGCTCGTCATCAGGCGAGTCGCAGCTACCGTGCTCATACCTGCGGAGCGCAAAGCCTCTACGCCGGCCGCGCAGGTGACCACGGCGGCCAGCTCCCGCTCGTCCTCCCAGACCGTGAACACCAGGGGGTTGACCGTCACGTCGACTTCCTCGCGCGAGCGCGGGCGGCCGGCGCGGGACGCAGCGCGTTCTTCAGGGCATCGAGGAGCGCCGCCCATGAAACGTGACCTGCGCTCTGGCTGATCTCGTCATCGGCATAGAACTCGCCGTCGACCACGCGCGCTGCGAACCGCGCCCCCTCGCTGTCCCGGAAGCTGATCCACAAGTCCTCACCGAGTCCGTGGACTCGCTCAAGGTTGTCGATGGACAGGGCCAGGTGCTCGGCGCTGAACGTGCGCCCGCCGCCGCAGAACCATCTCACGCCGATCACGTCGCGCGGCTCGCAAGTGACGACGACCCTTCCGGGGCCATCAGTCTGCGGAACATCCCACGCCTGGGGCTCGCCCTTGGCCTTGCTCTTACTCTTCTTCGCGACGGGGCTCATACGAGCATCCCGTCTCCGGTAAGGGTCTCGTTGAGGAGCCTCACCGCCGTGCGCGCCTTGTGAACTTCGGCCTCCAGCTGCTCGTGGAACTCGGTATCAGGATTCCGGCTATTGGCGCGCTCGAACGCCACGCGCGCGACTTCCTGCCTGTTGCGGTGCTGGCCGGGCTGAGCGAGGAAGATCACCATTCCACCCTCGTTGGCTCCCCGGCCGTCGCTGACCTCCGTCGATCCCGGGTTCTTACCCTCGGGCTCTACCACGATCTCCCACGCCATCAGGTCGTTGCTCCTTGTTCTAGTTCTTTCCCATTGGGTGCCACGACGCGAACAGGAAGGCTGCGGTGGCGGGCCAGGCCGATCATCAGCCAGACCCCCGGTGTCGCGTAGGGCATCACAGCGTTCTCCTTGACCGCCGCGACGATCGCCTCGGACCGGTGGACCACCGCCCGATGGCCGAGCATCCCGTCGCCGCGCAGAACCTCCACCGGCGCCAGCGACTTGCACTCGTGATGCATCGCGCCCGAGACGCCATGGTGGTAAATGATGGTCGGATCCAGCGCGCGCAACTGCTCCATGATCCCGGCGCGTTGGGCAGCTGTGACGCCCTGTGACGGCAGCAGCAGGCCGACGGGTCGACGGCCGGCAGCGCGCAGTTGTCGGCGCCGCTGCTTCTCGGCCCCCAACCTGCGGCGCTCGCTCGGCGTGATCGTCTCGTCATCGAGCCACATGGCGATGTGCAGATCCAGGGCGACCTCTAGCGCGCGGCGCTTGCCCGGGACCTTCGCCGGCAGGGGGATGTCGTTCTTCACTGATCGCTTCCGCGGTCGGCATGGTCGATGGTTTGCGTAGCCCACTCGTGCGCCTCGTCCTCGTTGTGGAAGGCATCGGAGGAGCGCAGGTGCTCGGGCACTCGGGCGTCGTTGATCGTGGCCTTGCAGTAGCCGTTCGCCAACCGCTCGATGACGAATGGCTCGACCGCCACCCGGACCGGGACGGCCGGTTTGGCGCAGAAGAAGCACCGGGCCGGCTTGGCGTCGTCGCCGGGCCGATACACGCTGGAGTAGTGCTCGCCCTCGCAGACATGCACCGTCACAGGGGTGGTCATCGCTGGGTCTCCTCCGGGTGGGGGAACGGCCAGTCGCTCGGCGGGACCTTCGCCGTCGTCAGTTGCTCCGGTGTCGGCATCAGCGCCGCACGCACGCGTCCCCACTGCTCACGGTCGCAAGACATCCCGGCGGCGTCGTTGTCAATCGCCTCCGTGATGTCGCGCGCGACCTGCGCGCGCCAGTCGATCCGCAGGGACTCGCGGTTGGCGATCAAGATGTCAGCCATGTCGCCTACGGCGTAGGTCATTCGGCCGAGCGCATACCGAAAGGCGTACATCAAGACCACCGGATGGACCTCGACGGGGCGTCCGTCGCTCATGAGCGCACCGCCGTCCGCTCCACGGTGATTCGGTAATCGCCCGAGGCCATCTTCACCGTCAGGCCATCGAAGAGGACGCCTGTCCCGCGGCCCTCCTCGCCGGTGCGATGGACATCGGCCCCGAGGTAGTTGAAGCTCTCCCTGATCGCGCCGCCAGCCCCCGTCAGGATGCCCCACAGCAGACCGTAGATGACGGACTCGCCGACCTGGGCCTCCTCCAGGGACCCGTGCGGGACCTCGCGCTTGTCGGTCATGCCTCCGGCTCCTCGCGGGCGCTGGCGAGGGCAGCCACCGCGACGGCACTCTGGTGGACTGCCTTCGCCTCATCGAGCGTGGCCGAGAACACGTCGTTGTTGTTGTGCAGCCGTGTAGCGAAGATCAGCGGGCGCCCGTCGTCCTCGGGCCGGCCGTAGAGCAGCCCGTGGTCGAACCCGACCCACACCGTGATGACGCCGGTGGCCTCGTCCTCGGTGATGAGGCGGTAGCCCCGGAAGTCGGAGAGCAGGTCCGACCAGCGCAGCAGGTCGATGGGCTCGCCGGCCTTGTCGAAGTAGTAGCCGCTCATCAGGTGCGCTTCCTTCGCTTGGCCTTCTTGACGTCCATGTGCCAGCGCCGGCAACGGTCGCAGCGACGAACCGGCGTGCCCTCGGGCAGCGCCTTGATGGCGTCGGCCTTGGTCATGTACGGCTGGCCGTTCTGACAGCTGAAGTCGCGCGCCATGGATCAGCCCGCCACTTCGATGGTGAATGTGATGGCCCGGACCGCGCCGGGCTCGATGCCACCGGACATGTGCTCCACCGCCTCGGATACGAACTCGCCGGCCCCGGCCGCGCTCGCAAGGGCTCGCTCGGCAACGATGGGCGGCGCCGGGGCAGGGGCATAGCCGCCGGTATCGTGCAGCTTGGCGGTGATGATCATGAGCTTCTCTCGACGGTCTCCCCGAGCGCGACCAGGCGCTCGGTCCACAGGGCGCGCACCCCGGGCGCGCAGTGGGCCATGGCGTCGGCCCACGTGGGCGCGCGCCCATGCTCGGCGTTGAACACCACCTGGTAGTGCAGCGAGAGAGCGTCGTGTGGCGCTTCGGGCTCATGGTCACGCGCGCATTGGCTGCACACCCCCGCGGGCGCGGGCATCAACGTCCACGTGGCGTCCGCGCCGCGCGGGTCGCCGGCCTGCTGCACCGTGGGTGGCAGAATCGTCACCTCACCCAGGCGAGGAGGCAGCGGCTCGTCATCGGGCAAGCCGTAGAAGTCGCGGAAGTCCCGCTCGTTGTTGTTGGTGTTGGTCATCTAGATGTTGGTGGTTGGTGAGGGCCGGCGGCCGGACTCGAACCGGCATTTCCCCGGATAGATGTGGGGTGTCCTTAGGCCTTTAGCACGACGCCGGCAGGAGATCATGACTTCGCGAACGTGCCCATCATCAGTTCCTGTACTTCATCGGCGGGCAACCCCACCTGCTCAGCGAGATGCCCGGCGCCGCCGAACATCCCGAGGTCAGCCATGGCGCGCTCGACGCAATCGGGCACGACCTCGGTCAGTCGTCGGCGCAAGTGCGGGTACTTGGCCTCAATCGCGAACGCGGTCAGGACCATGATGTTTCCGTCCATGAGATCGGACTGGTAGAAGTCGGGATCGAGAGCTACACGCTGCTCGCCCGACGCGTACCAGTTGTCGTACTGGACCTGGGTGGGTGGGAAGGGGAGCGGCTGCATTACGACTTCCGGCCGTCGTGGAGGATGGAGACCTCATCGTTCGTGATCGCTACGGCGACCCCGCCCTGTGCTTCGGCGATCTCCGTGACCGATGGCACCTGCTCGACCGTCGCCCATGGCTGGCCGACGCGACCTAGGGCATGACGCAACTTCTCGTATGCGCGGTCGCCGTCGAGCGGCATGTAGCGGTTGGTCGGCATCGGGTTCGTGGTGCGGCCATAGCGAAGCCAGCGGTCGCCGGCCGGGAGCGACACGTACCAGTCATGGGTCTTGCCGTACAGCGGATCGGGCACCGTCACGCGCCGGATGACATACCGGCCGTCCGGCGTCATCTCGTCGTAGTCGTAGTCCATGGTCACTTGCCCTTCTGCTCGTGTGCTTTGCGCCGCTGCTCCTCGGCGCGCGCGCTCTTCGCGTCCTGCATCCGGTCGTAGGCCTTGTCGCGCTGCATGTGCTGGTGGCGCACGCCTCCGGTTGAACGCCCGCGCCGCGTCAGCTTGGACATCGCCGCCACGCGGACCGGCTCGCCCGTCGCGCGCCTGTCTTGCCCCACACCGGCCAGCCGCTCAGGGTCCGGGCCGTGGGGGTGCGAGGTAGGGTCCGGCGGCACGTCGGGGCGCTGGTAGACGTACGTCATGCTGCGCCCGACCCGCCCGTCTTCCTTCAGCGTTTCGGCCAAGAGCATCGGCCTGACGAACTTCATGATGGTGGGCTTGGAGAACCCAAGCTCGGAGACCAGCTCGGACATGGTGAACGTCTCCATCCTCGCCATGGCCTGGCGCACATGCGCGCCTGTCAGGCGGGTTGGTGCGGCCTGCGGGGGCGGCGGCGCCGGCACGGGAACGACGCGAGCCGGCTCCGGAACGCCACGGATCGTGCGCACCTGCTCAATGAGCGCATGTGCACGACGCTCCACCTGGTCGCCGACGACCTGAATGGCCGTGCTGCGTTCGCTCGCCGCGATGATCTCGTCACCGTTCTGAAGCATGAACAGCTTGTGCGTCGCGGTCACCAGCGCGAGCAGGTTGTCGGTGTCGCCCGCGTAGCGAGGTGGGGCGTCATGGTCATCTTCTGGGCTGGGCTGCGCTGCCATCCGGTTCTCCCTGGAACGTCAATTTCGAGCCGCGTGCGTCTCTGTAATTCGTGGGTCAGGCCGCCATCCGCTGCTCGGCATTACGCATCATTCGCTCGATCACGGCGGCGGCGCCGGTCGGGTTCTTCGGCGTCCCAGCCACGCCGACCTCCGCGCTGCCCTTGCGCAGTGAGTAGTGACCATCGCCCTTCGCCTGGAGCCTCCACCCGTTGGCAATGGCCTTCTTGACGACGCGGCGCACGGCGGCTGCGGCGATCACATCGGCCGGGTGTGAGCCCGTGCCGGGCACCGGCGCCGATGACGGACGCGAGGTCGCGACGATCTCCGCGACCTCTACCGCGCGGAGCTTCTGGATGTCGAACGCGGCCCCCGCCTCCGTTGGCTTGATGTAGGAGTACATCGGCGCTTTGCCGAGGCGGCCATCGGGCTTGACGATCGGCGGATCGGCCTCGGCCATCATGTCCATGTGACGCTTGGCCGTCGCCGAGGTGACGCCCAGTTCCGCCGCGACTTCCGACACGGTGAAGATCCCGAGCCTGCGGACTGCTGCGCGCCACGCCTCCTCAGACGGAGGCTGGTTGGCCTTGGCGATGGCCCTGGCGACCTGTTGCTCCTCGGCGCGGGCGCCGGCCATCTCATCCCGCACCGCGTTGAGCTTTCTCAGCAATCCCTGTTCACGCGCCGTCAACTGCGCTAGGCGCGTCTGAACTGCCGTAATGCGTGCCTCAAGAACCCTGTCCATACGTCTCCCGTTCCTCTCCCGTCACGGCCGATCTACGAAATGCGGGGCCTGCCCCCCCGCTACCTGCCCTTGCGGTACTGAGCCTCGATCGCCTCGGCCAGGTAGGCGGGACTCTTACCTGACATACCCCCGTGACCTTCGCGCAGCATCTCTGCGCGCTTCGCAAGATCCGAGGGCGTGATCTTCGACAACTTGGTCGTCAACCTTTCCTGCTGGACGTCCTCGACGGTGTTAAGGAAGAACGCGAGCCCGCGGATCATGAGCGCCGACTTGGCGGTATCGGGCACCTTCGGCCATGCGCCCCGGATGACCTCCAGCACGGTCGCCAGTAGCTCAGGCCTCTTAGCGGCGGAGTTTCGTTGCCCGCTCGCGCCACGGTAGGCGTACTCCAGCGCGGCCACGGCGCGCAACGCTCCCGGCTCGCTGCTGTTGTGGTCGATGGTGAAGCCCAGTCCTTCCACAATGTCGTTGATCGCAGTCGCGATCTCGTTACCTGCGATGACCTGGGCCTTGAAACGTGAGGCCGAGGTCATCCCGCGGCGCTCGGTCTGGAACTTGGAAAACAACTCCGCTTCCTGTTCCAACGTCAGTCCCTCGTAGACGATGCACGGCGCGTCGCGCATCCCGAGGCGCTCCATCGCCTTGGCGCGCGTCTGCCCGTCGATGAGCGCGAACTTGGTCTTAGACCGCTCACTGGCGCACAGGGTTCCGACAAGCGCGGGGTCGAACTTCCTAATGATTCGATCCACGAACGTCGAGAGCGGACGCTGATACTTGTCCACGACTAGGTACTTCAATGGGACAACCTCAAACCGGTACGGCAAGGCCGCACTTCCGTTCTCGCTGGGCTTTACCGGCGTAGCGCGCTTCGTCGGTGTTGCGGTCGCCATCTTAGGCAGGCTCCTCGTTGGTGGTGGTCTTGTAGTGAAGTTGAAGTTCTTCCACGATGCCCACGAGCACCGGGCCGTCGTCGGCGCGTGTATCGCGCAGGACGTAGAGCAGGGCCGCGCGCTCCTCACGCGTGAAGTTCGCCCACCGGTCGCCGTAACGGGGGGTGAGCCCGCCCTTGGCCAACACATAGGACAACTCCAGCCCGAGGGCATAGGCGATGCGAGCCAGCGCGTTGACGCCCGGGTTGATCTCCGTTTGCCCACGACGGCGCGCGGCGGCCGGCGGGTCTCCGGCGGCGATGCCGGCCAAGGTCGACATGCTCAGCCCACCGCGCTCGGCGATGTCAGCCCACGCGAGCCCCTCGGCGTCCTTCCAGCGGCGCAACCAGGCCGCGAAGGATGGGCCGTTGAAGCTCGGAACCCCGGTCGTCACGCTCAATGTTCCTTCGGCCGCTCGACGGCGCGGGACGTCAGCAGGCTGACGTCCGCGCCCTGACCAGGGACCGCGGGACCCGTACGGCGGGCGCGATCACGCCGACGACGATCCAGCCACCCGCGACGATGCCCACCCATGAAAAGCCGGGTAGTGGCGCGGCGCCCAGCCTGGTCCTTTTGGACAAGGGGTGCTCCCATTGGGTCAGCTTACCCGAATGCAGATCATTCGCGCCACCCTAGGGAAGGCCGCTGCGGCAAGGTCACACCGGTCAGAAGTCTCTAGATACACAACAGCATCCATCCTCGCCCATGCGCCGGACAGACCACGTATGATCGAAAACGGTCATGGGCGCTGCTTCCACCGCCACACCGCGACTGAGCTTCGATCAGCGACAGATTCTCATCGGGCTGGAACTCCTGTCGCATGGCTCGACGGCGAGCCTATCGCCCCTTGCCGGACGAGGCGGTGAGACTGCCCAGGTGCTGCCGACCGGGGAGTCGGCGCCACCGCACCTTCGATATGTAGATGCTCTGCGCGTCCCTGGCGCCGACGTCGAGAGCATCATGGCCGAGGCGAGCGCCGAGCTTGACGCGTGGAAGCGCCGACCGCTGACCGCGCCGACCGCCGTGGAGACGCTGGACGACCTGAAGGGGCGCATCGTGGAGTGCGCCGGCTGGGCGCCGGCTCAGGTCGCGCTCGCGATGCGTTGCACGGAGTCCCTGGTGCGCGTCGCCCGGGTGGAGGGCGGCCTGGACCCCGAGTACGGCGACCCGTTGTCTGAGCCCTTGCCGGTCGACGCGCGCGAGCGCGCACGGGCGCTGGTCGAACTCGGCCTGTCCTATCGGCAGGCTGAGGCGATCAGCGGCGTCCCCGCTACCACCATCTGGCGCGCCGGCCGCGCCACCTAGCTCCTCGAGAGGGGTTTGACCTAGCGCCCTCGCCCCCGCCTCCCTCGGGAGCGGGGGCGCTTCGTCGTTGTGGCCCGCCCCCGGCGAGAGACGACCCGCGCGCCGGAAATGGGCGATGGACGGACCTGAGTACCAAGGATGGTTCATGGTTACGTACCTATAGGCCTTGCCCACAAAAGCCCTGCAAATGGTGCTAGGTTGCGAAACGCCCGGCGTCCGAGCCACGTCCTCAGCCAGTCCTTTGGTGCTCCCATGGCCCGACAAACAGCGGGCTGCATCCACCGACTGGGCTCCACGGACCGTGCCGCTCCCTGCGACGTCGGGCGTTCTTCTTCACACCAGGTCTCGCTGAGCGCCGTCACGGCGCTCAGCGGGCAACCCTGCGCCACCTCCTGACCTCCGCGCCCGCTGGGGCTACCGCGGGCGTACGAGCCGAGGCCCCTTCGCCTCGGCCTCCCACACCGGAAGGCCATCATCATGTTCGCTCCCAACCGGGTCGCGGTCTACCTGACCTCGGGCGCGGCGCTGCTCGGCGCGCTCGCGCCGGCCGTCGCCGACCTGGACATCAACAGCACGGTCGGCATCGTCGGCGGGCTCGGGGCCATCGCCCTCGTGGTCCGCAAGTGGCTGGAGGGCTGGCAGGCGCACGAGGCCCGCGGGGCCGACACCGAACCCGGGGACGTCCTGCCGGCGCTGCCGCACCTGCCGACCACCGACCCGGTCAACGTCGCGACCGACCTCGGAGACGCAGGCGCGCGAGGCGCCCGCGCATGAGCGCGCGTGTCTCCGGTCTGTCTGACGCCCATGCAGCCGACGCCCGCCGGGTCATCCTCCGCGGCGTCGAGATGCTGATGGCCAACCCCGGCGCCGTCCACTACAGCCAGGGCGCCGACCGCTGGGAGGGCATCAACAAGCGTCTGCGGATCGCCGATCACAACGTCCCCCATCACGGCGACTGCTCCTCGACACACAGTTGGCTGCTGTGGAACGCACTGACGCACGTCGGCGCGCAGGGCGACTACGTCAACGGCACGCGGTGGACCTCCGGCTACACCGGCACGATCGCCACCCACGGCAAGGCTGTCCACGACATCCGCAACGCCAAGGTCGGCGACGCCATCCTCTACGGGCCGGCGCCCACCTACGAGCACGTCGCCACCTACATCGGCGGCGGGCGCGTGTTCAGCCACGGCTCCGAGGCCGGCCCCTACATCCTGTCGATGGACTACCGCGACGACCGCGGTCCGACGCGCCGCAGCATCTAAGAGCCGGGAGGGCGCGTCCGATCGCAGGGGTGCCGGGAGGGCGCGTCCGCATAACGTGCCGCGGTGCAACCCCCGGCCGGGCTCTTAGGCGCTCCCCGAAGGGACCTAACCCGGAGCCCCGACGCGATTCCCTCCCGGCCCACGGCGACCCTACTACGGGCCGGATCGTTCAGTCACGCCAGTCTGCGTACGGCCGCCCGCGCAGTCTTAGCCATACCTGCTTCCACTTCCACGCCCAGGTCTTCATCGCTCGTTGTCCTATTCCTTGTCGATGCTGCCGGTCGCCGGGCCGGGCAGCGGGGGCGCCACCGAGCGGTGCCGGGGCGGGGACTACAGCCTTCAGAATCGCCCCCGTCCCAGCGCCCCATCGCGGCGCCCCCATCCGGCCGCGCCGGACCCTAGCGAAGGCTCGCCCGCTCAGTCAAGTTGCCCAACCTGCCCCAAGGCGCCCAACAATTCCAAGGCGCCCATGTTGTCCAACTGCACCAAGATGCCCAACTTGCCCAAGTTGCCCAACAAATCCAATTGGCCCAACTGACCCGAGTCAACTTGCCCCCCCTGACCTACTTGTGATCTGGGGCAACTTGGGCAAGTTGACCGTCAAGAAGCCCAACATGCCCAACTTGCCCAACATCACCAAGAGGCCCAACAGACATCAACTTGTCCAAGTTGCCCGGGTCTCTTCGCGTGCGCGCGCTCGCGCGCGCCACGTGCGCGCACGCGCGCGAGAGATCAGGCACCGATGACCATGCGCGCCTGCCAGGTCTGCGGCGCGCCGTTCACGCCCGCCGGCCCCACCGACCGGCGGTGCGCTGTCCATGCTCCGGTCGGGCGCGCGAGCCGGAGCCCCACCACCCGGGCCCAGGACGCCACGTACTACCGCGAGCGGGCACGGATCCTCGCCGGGTACCCGACGTGCCACTGGTGCTCAGCGCCGGCCGTCACCGCCGACCACCTGATCCCCGTCGCCCGCGGCGGCGGCCACATCGGCAACCTCGTGCCCGCGTGCGCCAGCTGCAACTACGGGCGCGGCGCTCAGCTGCCGCCGGTCGCCTGAACGAGAACGGCGCGGGTGGTTAGCCCGCGCCGCCTGTTCCCGTACAGCGATCCCAAACGCATCCGTCGGAAACCGAGCCATGGCTCCAGAGTGAAAGCGCCGGTGAGCCTACGTCCTCAGGCGCCCGATCGCAAGTGGAAGGACCACACACCATGCCCCGCGACCCCATCGGCCTGCTCATCACCGTCATCGCCCTGGTGATCCTCATCGCGCTGGCCTTCGCTGTGCTCGACCGGCTGTGAGCCCATCGCTATGCCCGACACCCCGGAGCCGTTCAACCGGCGCGCCGTCGATGTCACCCTTCGCGAGCACATCGAGTCCATCTGCGCTGAGCTGTCACGCCGGATCACCGAAGGCGACCGTGAACTGCGCCAGCACGTCCAGAACCAGGTTGAGCAGATCCGCCTCGCCCTCGAATCCGCCGAACACCTGGAGGTCGAACGCCTCGAAGCTCTGCGCCGCGAAATGTCGATCATCACCGACGCCTCCTCGCAGGCCATCAACAAGGCTGAGGCCGCCACCGAAAAGCGCTTCGAGGCGGTCAACGAATGGCGCGGCCAATCCGCCGACCGCGAACGCAGCCAGCAAGAGCAGAGCGGCATTCTGATGTCGACGTTCATGCCGCGCGAGGTCGCCGAGGCCCAGCTGTCTGAGGTCCGGCGCTCGGTCGCCGACCTCACCGAGAAAGTGGGGAAGCTGCTGTGACCGTCCTGGAGGATGTCCGCAAAGTCCAGGCCGAAGTCGCTGCTCTCACCGAGCGCGCCGACATCCAGGCGACCATCACCGCCCGGACCGAAGAGCAGATCAACGGCGAGCGCGGGCTGTCGGCCGCGATCAACGCGCTCACCACCGAAGTCCACGGCCTACGCCGTGCCGCCTACTGGGTCGCCGGCCTCATCATCGCCGGCTCGTTGTCCTTCGCCTTCAGCGTCCTGACGGTGTTCAACTGATGAACGACCGCGCCCACCTCCGCAGCATCATCGTCGTCAGCGTCGTCCTGTTCTCGATCGTTCTCGCCGGGGCCATGCTGGTCATCGCCGTGCGCGCCAACAAGAACGACGCCGGCACAGCACAGGCCCTCGCCACCCAGATCCAGACCGAACGGGTACGCAACATACGCTCCAGTTGCGAGTCCCAGAACATGCGCAACCGTGCCGCCATCAAGGCGCTCGGCACCCTCGTTGCCAAGCTGCCTCCCGCCGAGCGGGCCAAGTCCGGCAGCGCCGGCATCGTGCTGCTCATCAACGCGCTCGCACCCGTCCGCAACTGCGACTCCGTGGTCAGGGAGCAGAGCCCGAGCGGCACGCAGTAGTAGGTGCGGCCCCCGCCTCACACAGGGGCGGTGAGACGGGGCCGCGTGCTTCCAGCGGGAAGGAGAAGCACGGCGAAGCCTGCCGCCCCGGCGCATCGCCGTCAAGCCGGACCCCGTGCCAGGTGGCACAGGGTCGACATACCCTCTAAGCGCGGCCCGGCGTCATCCGGCGACACCTAGACCGTCAGTCCGTGCCGCTCCCCTAGGTCCGCCGGTGTCTGATTGACACGGCCCAGGGTGTGAGGGGCCACGTACCGTAGCGACAGGTGAGCGCATCGCCGTCAAGCCCGGCCCGTGCCAGGTGGCATGAGCAAGGCTCGGCCCGCATCCCCCTTTCCCCATCGACATGGTGGGGAAGGGATCTCTTCCCCACCGGATTGCTGGGGATGGGAAGGCATACCCCACCGGGCCGGTGGGGAATGAGTTGACCATCAACAAGGCCTCGATCCTTTCCCACCAAGGGGGTGGGGAAACCACGGTTGTTGTAGGGGTATCCGTGCGCCAGGGTGCTTCCTGCGAAAAAAACGGATCGCGAAAAAGGGTCCTGGCATGCAAAATGGGATCGTGTCCCACAAAACGAGGAGCACCCCGGACCTGGCGAGGTCCGGGGTGCTGATGCTGCTCGGCGGCTGTTGATGTACTACTTGCGCAGCTGGTACCTGCCCGGCGCCGGGCGCTCGACGTGCTCGCCGTGCTTGTTGGCCACGGCCAGACGGGCAGACAGGGAGGCGATCGGCGTCTTGGTCTTGACGTTGGTGAGCAGGTTGCGCTTCACGGCGCGCTCGTAGATCTCACCGACGGTCAACGGCTCGCGGCTGGTCTTGAGCACGGCCATGGCGGCATGCAGCATCGACCCGTCGCGAACGGTCGGCGTGCCGGCGGGCTGACTCGTCTTCTTCGGCGCGCTCTTCTTCGCCGTCGTCGGCGCCGCCTTCTTCGTCTTCGACCCGGCGGGCTTCTTGGCCGCGGTGGTCTTCGGCGCCGTCTTCCTGGGCGTGCGCGCCTTGGCCGGGGTCGTCGTCTCGCTGCTGACCGTCGTCTCGCTGCTCATGGTTCGTCCCTCGCTGATGGGGTTTTGGTACCGCGGCCCAAATGCCGCGAACACATAACTCGCTCGGCGCGCCCAGAAAGTCAAGCGATTTCCCACAGATGTCCGAGATTCCCGACACCCTCTCCGATCTGCGCGTGCCAGTGACATCACTGCGTGCGTATGGACGCAACCCGCGCCGTGGCTCAGTAGAGGCGATCAAAAGCTCACTCGCGATCAATGGTCAGTACCGGCCAATCGTCGTCAACCGGCGCACCTCTGAGGTGCTCGCCGGAAACCACACGCTCGCCGCCGCGCGCGAGTTGGGCTGGCAGGACGTGGCCGCCACGTTCGTGGACGTAGACGAGGACCAGGCAGCCCGGATCGTCCTGGTCGATAACCGCTCCAACGACGTCGCCGGCTACGACGATGGCGAACTCACGGCTCTACTGGCATCGCTGCCCAACCTCGACGGCACGGGCTACGAGCCCATGGATCTGGATGCGTTGCTGGCGGACGCCGGTGGTGCATCCAGCCAGGACGACACCGCCCCGGGCGACGTGCCCGAGGACCCTCGGACGAAGCTCGGCGACCTCTACATGTTGGGTGAGCATCGGCTGCTGTGCGGTGACTCTGCTAACCCGGCGAACCTTGACCGGCTCTATGCCGGGGTGGATGTCGGCTGCGTGCTCACCGATCCGCCGTACGGGATCAGCCTAGACACCAACTACACCAAGCGTCCGAACCGGCCCGGCAGGGGACTGTTGGGTGACCAGCCGCAGCGGATCTACCGTCCCGTGGCCGGCGATGACCAACCCTTCGACGCCGCGCCGCTGTCGACCTACTTCTCCTCGGTGGCTGAGCAGTTCTGGTTCGGTGCCGACTACTACCGCCGCACCCTAAGTGCAAACGATGGCGATGGGTCTTGGCTGGTCTGGGATAAGCGCAACGAGGCCACGGACATCACGCCGGGCAGCGGCTTCGAACTTCTCTGGAGCAGGCGCCCGCACAAGCGCGACCTTCTGCGGTTCTTCATGTACGGCGCGTTCGGTGCGGAGGCAAGCAACCGCGTGCATCCCACGCAGAAGCCGACACCTTTGCTCGCGGAAATTCTCGACCGCTGGGCGCCGGCCGGGTGCGTCGTCGCCGACCCGTTCCTCGGTTCCGGCTCCACGCTCATCGCGTGCGAGAAGGTCGGGCGGACCTGCTTCGGCCTGGAGCTTGACGCCGGCTACTGCGATGTGATCGTGGATCGCTGGGAGCGTCACACCGGCCTCGAAGCGGAGCGCGCCTGATGGCTGATGACCCGGCCCCGGCTCCCGTCCGCGGGCACCGCCCCACCAAGCTGACCGACGAGAGCGCGGATCGGATCGTGGCGGTGCTGCGTTCCGGCGGCTACGTCGAGACTGCCGCCGCGGTGGCGGGCATCACCAAGCGCACGTTCTACGGATGGATGGCCCGCGGCGACGCCACTGGTACCAAGGCGGTCGACGCGCCGTATCGCGCCTTCCGCGAGCGCGTCGACCAGGCCCGCGCCGAAGCGGAGTCCCGCAACGTGGCGATCATCGCCACCGCCGCCGCCAAGGACTGGAAGGCCGCCGCGTGGCTGCTGGAACGCCAGGCCCCCGAGCGCTGGGGCCGGCCGATCGCCCGACCCGACGATGCCCCCCACGTCGCCCCCTCCACCGACCCGCTCGACGCGCTCGACGCGCAAGTTGTCGAACTCGCCCCGCGCCGCGCCGGGCGCAAGAGCTGACGCCACCGCGCACCGGCCGCTTACCCCGTTCACCGTCGACCACTTCCGGGCCTACACCGGGGTCGCGATCCTCGAGAACGGGGATCCGTTCGTTGCCGAGGAGTTTCAACTGTGCGTGATGGACGAGTTGTTCGCGGGCGTGACCGAGACCTGGGTCGTCGTCCCCGAGGGCAACGGCAAGACCACGCTCATGGGCCTAGCGGCCCTCTACCACGCCGACTACACCGGCGGCGCGAAGGTGCTGCTCGCCGCGTCGTCGCGCGACCAGTGCGGCCTACTTCTCGGGCAGGCCGCCGGCTTCGTGTCCAGGACGCCATCGCTGAAGCGGCGGTTCCGGGTCTTCGAGGGCTACCGCCGGATCGTCGCCCACCGCACCAGCGGCCTGATTCAGGTCTACAGCGCCGACGAGCGCACCGGCGACGGCGAGATCCCGACGCTCGCGCTGATTGACGAGCTGCATCGCCACCGCGACATGCGGCTCTATCGGGTGTGGCGCGGCAAGCTCGACAAGCGCGGCGGACAGGTCGTCGCCATCAGCACCGCCGGTGAGCCCGGCGGGGAGTTCGAGCAGACCATCGCGCGCATCAAGCGCGACGGCAACGCCGAGCAGGTCGAGCCCTCCCACCAGCGCCTCACCGATGGCGACATGGTGGTTCACCGCTGGGCGGTCCCCGAGACCGAGGATCCCGAGGACATGGAAGCGGTCAAGGCCGCCAACCCCTTCAGCGGCGTCACCGTCGCCGGGCTGACGCGCAAGCGCAAGTCACCGTCCATGACCCCTGAGCACTGGCGCCGGTTCACGTGCAACCAGGTCGTCCGCGGCGAGAGCGCAGCGGTCAACGCGCAGGAGTGGGAGGACGCGCGCACCGACGATCGCCCGCGCCCCGGCGAGCCGGTCTGGGTCGGCCTCGACCTCGGCTGGACCTGGGACACCACGGCGATCGTCCCGCTGTGGCGCCCCGATGAGACGCGCCACGTCTTCCTCGACCCCACCGTGATCGTGCCGCCGCGCGACGGGACGTCAACCCCACCAAGCCGCGTTCAGCAAGCACTCATGGACGTACACCTTGTGAACCCGATCCACACGCTCGTGATGGACGGCGCGGCCGGCGGCGAGCAACTCGCCGAGTGGATCACCGAGCACATCGGCGCCCGAGTCATCGTCCATTCCAACGGCAACACGGCCCAGGCGCTAGCCGCCCAGCGGTTCTACGAAGGCCTACGCGCGGAGCCCGCGCCGACGCTCCAGCACACCGGGCACCCCGACCTGACCGCGCACGTGCTCAACGCCCGCGCGCGGATCCTGCCGCGCGGCGACGTCGTCTTCGATCGTCCGTCGCAGACCCGTTCCGCGACCGGCCAAGACCAGCGAGTTATCGACGCACTGTCGGCCGGCCAGGCCGTCCACAGCGTCGCGGTGGGCGAGGCGATCGGGCCGCCCCCGATCAACGTGGACGACTACCGGATCGGACTCCTATGACAACGGGCCAACTGACGATTGTCTGTATCGCAGGGCTCATCGGGCTCATCGTGCTGGTGGTCGGCGCCAGCGTTGTGGTCGGCGCCGACCGCAAGGCGCAGATCGCACACGGCTCGCTGGTGACCGTTCACACCAACAAGCCCGACGACCAAACCTTGCACGGCGTCCTGATCGGTGACTACGCCGACCGCCTCGTGCTCGAAGGCGCCAAGTACGTCACCAGCGCCGGCGAGCAGCCGATTCCCGGCGCCGTCGTCGTGCCCAAGTCGAGCGTCAGCTGGCTTCAGCAGCACGCCCCGCAGGAGGCCTAGACCATGCCCTTGACCCCGACCGTTGAAGAACGCTTCTGGTCCTACGTCGCCGTGGGCACGGACGACGAGTGCTGGCCGTGGACGGGCGCGCTCGGTGGCCGGTGCGCCTATCGCTACGGGCAGATGCGGGTTGCCGGCTCCTGTGCATACGCCCACCGGTTGTCCTACACCCTGGCGCATGGGCCGATCGAGCCCGGTCTAGTCATCGACCAGCTGTGTCGGAACACGCGGTGTGTGAACCCGAGCCACCTCGAAGCCGTCACCCAGCGCGACAACCTGCTGCGCGGCAAGACGATCACCGCGCGCAACGCCGCCGTCACGCAGTGCCCCGCGGGGCACTCCTACACCGGCACCAACACCTACATGGACGGCAACAAGCGTGTCTGCCGGACGTGCAAGCGAGACCGGAACCGCAACCGCCTCGCCGCTCGAAAGGCCTCACCTTGCCTCTGATTTACGATACCTTCGGCCCGCCGATCGAGATCGCCGCCGGACGCGGAGACCTGCGCTACCACTCCGTGCCGAGCACCTTCGGGGCGGTTGGCATCAACCTCACCGGCGGGCGCTGCGCCTCCTACGCCCAACTGTTCGCCGACCAGCCCTGGGTCGCCGCCGCCGTCATGCGGATGCAGACGATGGCCGTGCGCGTCCCGCTGAAGTGTTACCGCCGCACTGGCGACAACAGCCGCGTCCGGCTCGACCCCAAAGAGCATCCGCTGGCCAACGCGATCGTCGCTCCGTGGGAGTTCGGCTCACAGGCCGACCTCATTATGTCGATGCTCGGGCCGCTCCTGGTCCATGGCAACGGGCTGACCGAGGTCGAGCAGGGTCGCACCGACTCGCTGCGCTTCCTGCCGGCCGACTGGCGCGGCGTCTCCCCGATCCAGCCGTTCGCCTCCACCATCAGCGGCTGGTACGTCGACACCGACGACGGAGAGCAGCGCACGGTCGGCGCCGACACCGTGCTGCACCTTGCGTGGTGGTCGCCGCTCGGGCCGCTCGGCGTCTCCCCGCTTCAGCAGTTGGGAACCACGCTGATGATCGAGGACGCTGCTCAGCGCTACCAGCGCTCGGTGTTCAACAACGGTGCTCGCCCGCCCTCGGCGATCACCGCGTCCGAACGCTTCCTCGGCATGGACCCGGCCGAGCGCGCGGTGTTGATGGCCAACCTGCGCGAGGACGTGAACACCATCTACTCCGGTCCCGAGAACGGCGGCCGGCCGGCGCTCCTGCCCCCGGGCCTGGACTGGAAGCCCGTGGGCCATACCGCCGTCGAGGCGGCGCTGATCGAACAGCGCAAGGTCGCGCGCGAGGAAGTCTGCGCCGTCTACCAACTGCCGCCGCCCATGTTGGGCATCTTGGACCACGCGACGTACACCAACATCGAGACCCAGCGCGAGATGGCCTACACCGACTCGCTCGCGCCGCCACTGGTCCTGATCGAGCAGAAGTTGAACGCGCACCTCGTCCGCGGCCTGCTTCGTGAGGACGATGTCTTTGTCGAGTTCGACTTTGCCGGCGTACTCCGTGGCGATCGGCTGAAGGAAGTCGAAGCACTACGTGCCGCGATTGGCACGGGGCTCATGACTCCCAACGAGGGTCGGTCGGTCCTCAACATGCCGAAGTCTCCGGACGACGGCATGGACGTGTTCTACATGCCGACCAACAACATGAACCCGGTCGGCACCGAGAACGACGACCCGGCTGCGGTCGACGCCATCGCATCGAGCTGACCCATGGCTGACGCCACGGTCGAGCGTCATCCGTTCGCCGTGCGATTGCAATCGGCATGGGCGCGCGGTTACGCGGCCGGGCTCGCGCACCGCGCGTGCAACGCGGAACAGGAGACCGACGCCGATCTCGTACTCGCACGTGCCACGGGCTTCCGCGATGCCCAGATCCGACTCATCCGTGAAGACCACGCGGCCTGAGTCTCCACACCCCGGAAGGAACCCGTATGCGCGACCTGTTCATGTCGTTGCCGGTGGCGCGCGTCAAGGCGATCACCGGCGCCGACCAGCCCGGCACGTTCGAGGCGATCGTCTCGGTGTTCGGCAACGTCGACGCCGATGGCGAGATCGTCTCGCCCGGCGCCTTCACAAAGACGCTGGCCGACGGACCCAAGCCCATCGTCTACTCCCACGACTGGATGAGCGTGCCCATTGGGCAAACGCTCGAAGCCAGGGAGGTGCCGGAGGGCCTGTACGTCAAGGGCCGCCTGTTCGTGGCCGACGACGAGGACCACGCCCGCGCCCGCGAGGTCTACGCCGCGATGCGGGCCGGCGCGCTGACCGAGTTCAGCTTCGGCGGCCGCGTTGTAGAGGAGACGCGCCGGGAGAACGAGGACGGCTCGGTCTCGTGGCTACTCAACGAAATTGACTTGGTCGAGTACGGCCCCTGCCTGAAGGGCGCCAACCCGGCCACGCGCCTCGTGGCCATCAAGTCGATGATCGCCGCGGGCATCATCGATCGCGACGAGGCGCGCAAGACGCTCGGTCTCGACGGCGACGCCGCGCCTGCGGAACCTGTCGCGCCAGTCGAGGCGGCACCGTCGGAGACGGATGTTGCGCCGCGCGCGCCCGCGGCTGCAGAGCCGGTGCCGACGGCCGACGCTCCGGCGCCCGCTGACGCCGAGACCCCGCGGTCACTCCTCGGCCTGGACGCCGACGCCGACGAAGCCGCGCTGGTCGCCGCGATTCGCGCGCACGCAACACCTACACCTTCGCTCCCCGATGGGGGCGGCGTCCCGCAGCACAGCGCAGAGGACCGCGAAGCGGTCGCTGAATTGCTGCTGCTCCCGTAGTTCCCCGATCCCCCATAGGAGGGACACCAACATGGCCAACAGCCATGCAGATGACCTGCGCCAGAAGCTGACGCAGGTCGAAGATGACCTGTCGCAGCTGCGCACCGATCGCGCAGAGAAGGTCCGCGTGCGGGACGAGGCCAAGTCCGCGTTCGCCGCGGTCGACGGCTACGACACCAACGGCCCCGAGTACCTGGCCGCAGTGGACAAGAGCCGCGAAGTCTCTGAGATTGACGAGCGGATCGTTGATACTCAGAACGCCCAGGTCGGCATCCTGAAGATGCTCGGGCAGAGCGACCCCGAGGCACCGCGCGAGCGCGAGCGCTCCAAGGCGATCGAGCAGGACGGCGAGGGCCACTGGTCCGGCCAGCGGGTCATCGACGGCGACGCCTACAAGGCGCTCGCCCAGCACCCCGCGATTCACACCGAGAAGGCCCATGTCGGCACGCACGTGCTGGGCGAGGTCGTCAGCGCCCACGCGTTCAAGGCCGCGGTGCAGTCCTCGGACCTCGGCCTGCTGATCCAGCCGGAGTATCGCGGGCTGAACACCCTGCCGCTGCGACCCATGCGGCTCCTGGACCTGCTCCCGGTCGGCAACACCACGTCGTCGTCTATCGACTACGTGCAGGAGGTCAACACGGCTGACACCGTCGCCGAGACGGCAGAGGGCGTGCTGAAGCCCGAGGAGTCCATCGACTTCGTGGACGCGACGGCCGTCGTGCGCACGATCGCCGGCTGGATCAAGATCAACAAGCAGACGCTCGCCGACGCCCCGATGATCCAGGGCTACATTGACGGACGCCTGCGCCTGAAGGTTCGGCGTCGCCTGGAGACTCAGGTGGCCGCCGGCAACGGCACCGGCTCGAACATCCGGGGCATCCTGAACATCACGGGCGTTCAGACGCCCACGGTGGTGACCGCAGAGTCCGGCATCGACCGCCTGCACCACGGCATCGTCGCCGTGCAGCTGGCCGATCACGAGCCGTCGTTCATCGGCGTCAGCCCGCAGGACTGGGAGACCATCCGGCTCAAGCGCGAGGAGAGCGCCGCCGCCGGCACGGCCACGGGCGGCTACCTGATGGGCGCGCCGTCGATCGCCGGCGGCCTGACCCTGTTCGGGCTGCCTGTTGTGGTCTCGCAGGCCTTCCCGGTCGGCACCGGCCTGGTCGGCGACGCCGCCGCCGCGCTGGTCCTCCTGCGCGAGGGCGTGAACGTCCTGATCAGCGACAGCGACCAGGACGACTTCATTCGCAACCGCGTCACGATGCTCGGTGAGACCCGCGCAGGCGTGATGCTCTGGGCGCCGGACGCCTTCGCCAAGGTCAACCTCGGCGTGGTCGCGTAGGCAATGGCCTCGGCAAGTGCCGATGGGCCGACGATTGCCGCCGAGGACGTTGTCCTGGTGGATGGTCGCGGCCTCCGCATTCAGGTGGTCGCGGGCACCGAGGTGCCCGCGGCGTACCTGGGTGCCTACAAGGACGCCGTCAAGGCGCTGCGCGCCCCGGCGCGTGACAAGGCGGTCAAGTCGCCCGCCACCTCCAAGGCCGCCTCCTAGGCCAAGGACACGCACAAGCACGTCCCCGCGGGGCTCGCTGAAACGCGAAGGCCCCCGCGGGCGCGTGCCCGTGCCCACTTCTTATGCAAGTAGTCCTCAACCAGCCGTTCACGGCGACGTCGACCGCGGCGGCGGATCTCGTCGGCCTGGGCGCTCGCGTCGAGGTCCCGGGCACCCGCGCAATCGTCAGCGCGTGGCAGCCTGCAACATGGGACGCGACCACCGCCCTGTGGAGCGTGGCGCTCGACGCGCCGCCCAGCCTCGGCGACTTCCTGCTCGTCTGGAGGACCAACGACCCCGAGCCGCCGTCGTACGAGTCCTACATCCCGGTTGAAGTTGTCGCCGCAGCGGCCGGCGCGCCGGCCGAGCCCGCGGACTTCAAGCCTACGACCGCCGAGGTGGCCATTGTCACGCCGGCCTACACGCGTGGCGGGTTCGATGACGACCGCCCGCAGGCCGGCGCCGAGCTGGGGGTCTACGACGAGACCACCAGCCCCACCGCGGTCACGGTCCAAGGGCTCATCGACGCCGCCGCCGATGAGGTGGCCGGCCGCGTCGGCGTGCCGATTCCGCTCCGACTTGTAGGCCTTGCTAAGCGCGCCGTTGTCTGGAGCGTCGCCGCCAGCATCTCGGCGGGCAAGTTGCCGGCGCAGACCGACGATGCGGCCGGCGAATACCGGTCGCACATCGCCAATTACACGGCGTGCCTCACCGAGCTTGTGACGCTCGCACGCGAGCCCAACGCAATGCGGTTGGTCTGATGGCTATCCGGGCGACCCTGAAGGTCGACGGACTGAAGGAGGCGACGCTTCGCCTCGATGACCTGGGCGGGCGTGCTCGTCATCCTCAGCCGGCGCTTCGTCACGGCAACACGACGCTCGATCTGCAGAAGTCCGAGCGTCGCAAGTTCGCGCGCGGCGGATGGCGCAAGGACAGCCCGCGGTGGATTGAGCAGAAGCGCCGCGCGGGCCTCGATACCCGGACGTTGAGGGCGACCGGACAGTTGCAGTCAGCGATGGAGAACGCGACGCACGGCGTGCGCGCCACGGTCGTCGGCCCCGACCTTCGCTGGGGACTCCTCCGCGGGCGGTCGGACATCTATTACGCCCAGGCCTTGGCCCTGGGTCCGCCCGCTCGGCGCATGGTCGTGATCGACAAGACGGCTCGCGACGCCATCGCCACTCGCGTCCAGTCGTTCATCGCCTTCGGCACCTTCGGTCATGCCTGAGCTTCCGCTGATCACGCCTGACGTGGTCGAGGACGTGCTGCTGGACATCGTCCGGCGGCGCCACCCCGAGCACCTGGCAAAGCTTGAACGACAACTAGGTCTGACGCTGGAGACTCTGGAGCGCTACCGCACGGTAAGCCACATGGCCTCCGACGAGGCGCAGGGTGCGCTCTCGGGGGACACCCTGCCCGCGATCTTGCTGGCGGTCATCGGCGGCGACGGCGCGCCGGTGCGCACCGAGGAAGACAAGTTGAACGTCGCGATGTTGGTGGCCGTGCAGGTTTCGGTCATCGGGCAACGGCGCCGCGACACGCTGCGACGTCGGGACTGGATGACCTGGACCACGATCGAGTGCCTCCTGGAGCGCACCCCGCGTCGTGGCCCCATCGATTCCATCCGGTTGGTCGATTGGGAGCCGGTCGCCCAGTCGGAGGCCAAACGGATTCTCGCTGAATCCCGGCTCGTCTTCTCGGTCTCGGTCGCCGACGCCGTGACCGTCGTCGGCGGGCTCCCCGCTGATGACACCCCGTGGCCGAGCGGTGGTCCGAATGGGCCGCCGACTGCTCCATACGTGCCGCCCGACAGCGACCCGCTGCCGGCCACGGATTTCACGTTCACCACCAACAAGGAACGGATCGACACATGAAGGTCCGCAATCTCACCGGACGGTCGGTGCTGGTCGACGGCCAGTGCTTCGCCCCGCCGGGTCTCGACTTCGTGTCGGTCAAGGACACCGAGGCCGTGCAGGCACTCATCGCTGCCGGCGTGCTCGAAGTCGAGCGCGACAACAAGTCCGATGACGACAACAAGTCGTCTACGCCCACCGGCCGCAAGGCCGCGCCCCCGAAGGAGCGAGCATGAGTCCCCTTGAGGTCGGCGTCGAAGTCGACATCATCGATGAGCAGCAGCCGGTCGCCGCCCCCACCGCGACGGACACCGGGTTTCTGCTTCACAGCACCGCCGAAGACACCCCGGACTTCGCCCAGCTCAACAACGGGGCGGACGCCCGCGCGGCTTACCCGGACGATGATGCCCTCGTTGCCAACGCCGACGCGTTCTTTGGCGAGGGTGGCGCACGGTTGTACGTGTCCAACATCGCCGCGGTCACCCCCGACATTCCGGTGTCGCTCGCGCGGTTCATCGATGACCTCGGCCCGGGGCAGCTTTGGGCGCCGGAGGTCGTCGCCACCGCAGGCCACGTGTCGATCGCGAACTGGGCCTACGACCACAACCGCATCGCTCTGCTCAACGGCCCGGACGGTGCGACAGACACGGCGCTGACCACCCTGGCTACGGCGGCGATCGCCGCGCCCGGCGCGCGCAACGCCTCGATGGAGGCGGACACGCTCATCATCCCCGGGACCGCGTCGGGGACCACCCGCGAGGTTCCCGCCACGGCGACCAAGGCCGGGCTCATCGCCCGCTCGGACATTGCGACGGGCAACCCGAATCTGGCCGCCGCAGGTATCCAACAGGGCCGCACGAGGTACGCGCTGGGAACGAAGGTCGACCGTACCGACGCGTCCCGGCAGGCGCTGGCCGCGGCGCAGGTCAACACGTTCAAAAGCGTCTACGGCACGACACTGGCTGCCTATGGCTACCTGACCCTTGCGGACCTGGACGCGTTGCCGCACTGGTGGGATCTCTCGGGGTCGCGCACGGTCATGGCCGTTCGGGCGCGCGAGGCGGCCGTGGCCGAGCAGCACATGTTCGCGACCATCGACGGCGGTGGCGGGTTCCTGACTCGCTACGAGGGCGCTCTGCGCGGAGAGCTGGCCGCTCTCGCCCGCCTCGGTGCGCTGTACGGAAGCGAGACGTCGCCGGCCTACCAGGTCGACGTGTCGGCGGTAGTCAATCCCATTGCCAACCTTGCCCAGGGCCAGGTCACGGCAACCATCACGATGCGCACGTCTCCCCACGCAAGGGTCCTGCGCATCCACATCATCCGGCGCCGGCTGGATCAGGAGGCCTAGGCCATGCCCTACAAGGAAAGCGACTGGACCTGGCATCTGAGCATGGGTTCGGGAACCAACACGCTCGATCTCGGCTACTGGGCCGAGAAGGAGGGTGGCGGTGTCGACTCCGAGGCGGCCATCTACGCCGACTGGGACGGGGACATCAACCTCGGCGGCAAGCGGACGCGCGACGACCTCACGCTCCGCAAGGCCTACAAGAAAGAAGTTCACGCGGTCTACGGCACGTTGGACGCACGCGCCGGCAATGGCGTGCTCGGCAATTGCACCGTGACGGGTACGCCCGTCGATGACGACGGCGTGTCCTGGGGCTCGCCCATCGTCCTGACCGGCGTTCTGAAGTCGGTCAAGCCTCCGGACTCCTCCAAGGGCTCCAGCGATGCCGGCAAGCTGGAAATCGCCATCACCTGCGACACGGTGCTCGCATGAGCGGCGCGCCGCTCCAGCAAGATCCGCGGCTGCGTCACATCGAGGTGCTCTCGTCCGATGACCCCATCGCGGAGCCCGTCCGGGAGCGGGTCTCCGTGCCGCCGCCCCCGCCGCCCGTCGAGGCCATTGCCTCGGCAGCCGGGGGCGGACTGGCCCAGCGCCTCCAGGCGCGCTACGAGGCGCTGCGGGCCGAGCGCACAATGGAGTTCGCCGTGCCCGGCTGGGGCGGCGACGTGATCTTGGTGGCCAAGAAGCTCACCAAGGTCCCCAAGGTCCAGGGCGAGTCCTCCGGTTACACCGCACGGTTCATCGCCGCCGCGACCGACCACCTGATCCTGGTCAACGACGCGGGCGACCGTGAACGGGTTGATAGCTGGCGAGGCCTCGCGGACCTGATCGGCGTCGAGGCGCACAGCGCAAGCGCGCTGATCATGGTCGTCCTCGACAACCACCTTCGCCTCGAATCGTTCGGGACGCGGATCGTGGAGTGGATGGTCGGCGAGACCGCCGAGGACGAGCAGACCCTGGGGGAATGACGGAGGCCGCGCCCGAGGTTGAGGGCGCGGTCAACGCAGTGCGGTTGCGCATGGACTGGCGACCGCTCATGGGCCTTGAGCCAAAGCACGCCGGGACGTTGGTCGAGCGCGTCATCGCTCGCGTCGTCATGGAGCGCGCCGTGCTGGCCCACAACGACGACGTGCGACGCGCGGAGAAGGGGTGAGCAGCAATGGCGGGAGAGTCCAGCGTGATCGTTCGGCTACGGCTGCTCGGGGCCGACCTCATGGCCCGGGGCGCCAAGACGGCCGGGCAAGGTCTCAAGGACATCGACAAGGCCAGTCGGTCAGCGTCCAAGGGCCTGAAGACGGTCAACGGCGGCAAGGTGCAATCCGAGTTGTCGCGGATCGAGCGCGGCACGTTGAAGGCCAAGGCGGGGATGACTGGCCTCGCGCGCGAGGGCGCCGCCGCCGGGCGCGCGCTCGGGCAGGTCGGCGTGGCCGCCGGCCTGCTGGCCGGCGCTGGCCTGCTGGCTGGCGTGAAGGCGTCGGTGAACTTCGAACAGTCGATGGCCAACGTCCAGGCCAAGCTGCTGACCACCGGCGGCAACATGAACAAGCTGAGCGCCCTCGCGATCAAGCTGGGTGCTGATACGCAGTTCTCCGCTGGTGAGGCCGCCAGCGCGATGGACGAGCTAGCCGCCCAGGGCTTCACCACCAACCAGATCATGAAGGTGTTGCCGGGCACGCTGAGCCTCGCCGCCGCGTCGGGCGCAAGTCTCGCCGACGCCGCGACGATCCAGACCGAGACGCTTCACGGCTTCAACCTCAAGGCGTCAGAGGCCAACCGTGTGGCCGACGTGCTCGCTCAGACGAGCAACAGGACCGCGGCGGATATCGGCTCGTTGCAGGAGTCGTTGAAGTACATCGCGCCGGTGGCGTCGTCCTTCGGCCAGTCGCTGGAGGGCACCACGGCCGCCGTCGGCTTGCTTTCCAACGTGGGCATCAAGGGGTCGCAGGCCGGTACGACGCTGCGTACAGCGCTGGTTCGGCTGACCAAGCCGACTCAGACCGCGCGGGGCGCCATGGCCGATCTGCATCTTGCGGCCGGCGATCTCGTGGGCAAGAAGGGGCTGCTGTCACTACCGAACATCCTGTCCAAGGTCGTCAAGGGCTCCCAGGGCGTCAGTAAGAACCAGCGTAACGCGGCGTTGGCCACCATCTTCGGCCGCGAGGCGCTGTCGGGCATGGTGAAGCTCGTAGACGCCGGCCCCAAGAAGTTCCTGAACTTGCAGCGGGCGCTGGAGCACAGTGGCGGCGCCGCCAAGCGTGCGGCCACGATCATGCGCAACACCGTCAAGGGGTCGTGGGACAACTTCACTGGCTCGGTCGAGTCCGCGGCGATCAGTCTCCTGAAGCGGTTCAACCCGGCGATCAAGTCATCGCTCGACAAGATGGCCGGGCTGGTCAATACCGGCGCCGGTATTGCATCGGCCTTCGGCGCCGGGCTCAGCGGCAAGTCGCCCAAGGTGCGTCGGGTCAGCCCGGGTGGTGGCGCTCAGCGCGCAGAGTCGGCGGCGATGCCCAAGGGGCAGGCGGCCGGGCTGGACCTACGGGCCAAGCTCGAGCCCGTCATCGCCTGGGTGCAGGCCGAGGTCCCGAAGGTTGGAGCCGCACTCATGAAGTTCGGAGGCCAGGTGCTGGACGCGTTCAAGCCGGCGATGCCGTTCATCACCAACGTCCTGCTGCCGCTGTTGAAGGGCATCGCGACCGGCGTCATCGGCGCCGTCCTGGGAGCGCTGCCGGTGATCAAGGTGTTCGCCACCGCGCTCGGGTGGATCGGCGAGAAGGCCAAGCCGCTGAAGCCCATCATCGAGAAGTTCGGCGTCGTGCTCGGCTTCATCTTCGCTGGCCCGATTCTGAAAGTGCTCGGAGGCCTCGGCAAGCTCGGCGCCGTCTTCCGCCTGCTCGCGGCGCCCATCCGCCTCACCAACGCTCTCGGGCGTGGACTGATTCCAATCCTAGCCCGCGTGGGCAAGGTGTTGTTCTTCCCACAGTTGATGGTGCTCAAGCTGGCCCGGAGCTTCATCAAGGGCGGGGACGGCATCCGGCGCTTTCTCGGCATGGGAGGGCAGATCGCACGGTCCGTCTCCAACTGGCTCGGCGGCGTCATCACCAAGGTGGAGGCCCTGCCCGGCAAGATCGCGGGCGGCGTCAAGAGCGTCGGTCAACGGCTCGTCTCAGGCATCGCCAACTCCGTTCGCAGCAAGCTCGGCTCGTTGGTGAAGTTCTTCGGAAGGGTCGGGTCCTCCATCGTCTCCTCGATCGTGTCGGCCTTCAAGTCGGCGCCGGGGCTGATGATGCGCGCCCTCGCCACCGCAATCGACGCGCTGCCTGTCCCGGGGCTGCTGAAGAACAAGGCCAAGGACATCCTCGGCGTTCACGCCTCAGGTGGCGTCGTGCGCACCCCGCTCCAAGTTGTAGGAGAGCGTGGGCCGGAACTCGCTGCGCTGCCGATGGGCACGCGGATCACTCCTGCTGGACCGACGCGCAAGCTGGTGGGCCGTTCGGGCTCGACCATGCTGCCCGCGCCATCGGCCGGCGACATGTACGCCAACCTCGTGGTCAAGCTCGATAGCCAGATCATCCATCAGGCCGTCCACCGGGTGGAGCGTCGCAAGGAAGAGGCGCGCTGATGGGGTCCTTCGCCGAAACCGTCCTCGGTGCCGTAAGCGTCCTGGCCGGCGACACCGCGACGGCCGCGACAAGCCCGGTTCCGCCCGACACCACCCGGCCACGTCCGGGCATGGTCAAGCTGGCCCCCGACAACGGGGGCTCAGTCCTGACGCTGCTTCTCGACGGATCACCCGATCGCGGAGGCGGAGTCGGCGGGTGGAACTCCACCGATCGTGCGCTGCGGCGGCCAGCGCGGTGGTGGGGCGCACAGCCCGAGGACACGATGTCGCTGCCGTGCATCCTGGACCTGTACGTCACAGGTGGCCCGTCCATCGAACGTCGTCTGGAAGTCCTCTATGCGATGGGCACGGCTGGCACCGGCGACGCGCCGCCAACGCTTCTGGTCGTCGGCGACGTGCCGACCAGCGCGACCGTCCGATGGGTCATGCAAAACATCACGCTCGCCGACCGCATGTACAACGCGGACGGCACGCTGCGTCGACAGTCGCTCACTGTCGAGCTGGAGGGCTACGCCCCGCTGCCGTCGATCGCGCCGGTGTCCATCAAGCGGACCCGCACCGCAGGCGGCAAGCGCAAGGCACGCGTCATCACCACCAAGAAGAACGACACCTTGCGGCTGATCTCAGTTCGCCAACTAGGTCAGTCGGACGCGTGGAAGTCCATCATCAGCTGGAATCCGAAGTTCAAGGGCACCGATCCTGACGCGCAGCTGCGCGCCGGGATCAAGGTCACGCTTCGATGACCGACACCCTCGACACGGTGGCCGGACGCGTCCGTGCCCGAAAGAACCCGGCCATCATGGCGCCCCCGCCTGCGCCGGTCGGCAATCGCACCGACACCCTGCGCAATCTTCATCTGACGTGTGCCGGGCAGACGTACGCCATCGCGGACAACATCGACGGCGACACGCCGTGGGAGATGGGATTTGACCAGGCCGCGCAGGTGACGATCCCGATTCGATCGCCCGATGAGTCGTTGCTGGCCGTGCTGACCGACGAGGCCTTGCTTCAAGAGCAGGGTGTGCGGATCAGCGTCAACTCCATTGACTACGTGCTGGTGTCGGTCAACAGCGACGACGGCTGGCTCTACACGCTGATCTTCGAGGATGAAACGGCATGGCGCTTGCGGCAGTTCTCCTCGTTCTTGGCCAAGTCGCGGGCGACCTACACCCGCGCCTTGTTCATCCTGCGCCTCGTCAACGAAGCGTCCCGCCCGCCGTACGAGCCGATGGCCGCGTTCATCCCGGAGCTTGGCGACAAGCAACGCATTCTCGCCGCGGACACGACGACGGCATGAGCCTCAAGCGCAAGACGACGACTGCCACGGGAACGAAGCGGTCTACGACTGTCACCGGCCTTGGGTCGGTTTCGAGCATCACCGTCAAGGGCGCCCGCGCCACCGCGGCGCAGCGCCGGATCATCGACCAGTGCCTCGCGAAGGCCCATGACCTCGGCGCCTCGCGCCGGGTGATGATCGCTGTGGTCATGACGATCACCGTGGAGTCGGTCGCAGGCAAGGCGATGAAGGTGACCGGCGACGACGACCAGGGCATCTACCAGCAGGGCACCAACTGGGTGACCGCGGCGCAGTCACGGCAGGCCGCCCCCTCCACGGAGGCCTTTTTGGTCAGCGGACCTACGTCGTGGAAGAAGGTTCACGGCTCGGTGAAGACGGCGCCGGCCAACCTCTCGCTCGCGATCCATGCGGTGCAGGGCAACAAGGATCCCAATGCGTACGCCGCATACCAGGCCGAGGCCACCGACACGGTGGACACGTGGTTGGGACACGACGGCTTCGGAACCTCCGGCGGCACCAGCTACACGAAGCGCTACGAGTTCACTCGCGGCGAGAAGGGTGGAGCGCGCGAGACCAGCTGGGACACGATGGGTCGACTCGCCGAAGAAGTGGGGACCCATCGGTGGGCCGCCGGCAATGTCCTGTCCTACGCGTCCGAGGACGAGTTGCGTTCGGGCGCCGCCTCGCTGGAGATTGCTGGCGACGAAGCTTGGTTGCTGGGTGCGCCCGCGTGGGACTGGGCGTCGGGGCGTGCGGTCACCGAGATCACGATCAACGTGCTGATGGACCGCTGGAGTGTCATGCCCGGCGGGGTCGTGATGATGAGCGCTCCCGGACCGACACAAGGTCGATGGCTGGTCTCCAAGGTCTCCGGATCTCGGCTCGACAGCCCCGAAGGCGAAGTCGTACTGAAGCGGCCCACTCGTGCTCGCCCCGAGCCGGCCGCAGAGACCGGGACTACGTCTACGGAGTCCGGGGGCTCGGCCTCCGGACTGCTCACCGCGTGCAAGCAGATCAGCAGCCAGAACCGCCCCTATGTCTACGGCGGCGGTCACGGCGCACTGAGCGCCATTAAGGCGAAGGATGGCCTCGACTGCTCGTCCTCATGTTCGCTCGCTCTGAAGCGGGCGAACATGTTCGACGGCGCCAACGCCATCACCTCGGGCGCGTTCGTCTCCTGGGGCAAGGCGGGCAAGGGCAAGGACTTCACCGTGTGGTACTCCGACCAGCACGTCTGGATCGAGTTCAAGTCGGCCGGCACGATCAAGCGGTTTGACACCAGCCCGCACGGCAACGGCCCCAACGGCCCGCATACCAGGACCACCGCACGTACCGACCAGGCCCGCTTCAAGCCACGGCACTGGTCCTAGGTCTACATGACGACTCTCTCTGATCTCGGTCGCGACCGGGCGCGCGCGACGTTGCCCTCGGTGATGTTGGAGGCCACGGTTTGTGACCCCGTCTTCGACGCGGACAACTTCCTGCGCGTCGTCGTCGACGCTCAGCACGGCTACGTTCGTGCATGTCCATGGCTGGCTCAGCCCGGCCCTGCCCCCGCGGCCGGCGACGCCGCACTCTGCTGCGAGAGCGACGAGGGCAACCTGTGGGTGGTCTGCTGGTGGAACGGCGAACCGGACACCGACGGGTCGAGCCCTGGCGACGGTGGCGATGGTGAGCCCGGTCCTCCCGGACCGGAGGGGCCCGAGGGACCGCGCGGCCCCAAGGGCGACACCGGCGACACCGGTCCCGCCGGCCCTTCCGGAGCCGATGGCGCTGACGGTGCCGACGGTGTACCGGGGGTACCTGGTCCGACAGGTGCGACCGGGCCCGCGGGCGCTGCCGGCGCTGCCGGCGCTACGGGTGCGACCGGGCCCGCGGGCGCTACGGGCGCGACAGGCACCGCCGGGGCGATCGGACCCGCAGGGCTCACGTGGCGGGGCACGTGGTCGGGGCTCACCGCCTACGCCGTCAATGATGCTGTCCTATACAACGGTAGCTCCTACCGTCGCCTCCTGGCGGGCACCACGTCTGCGCCAACGCCGGACGTCGATGTCACTAACTGGGCGCTGGTCGCTTCCCAGGGTGCGACTGGTGCAACGGGGCCGGTGGCCTCCGTCACGCAGGAGGCATGGCATGTCGTCGGCACGACCGGTGAGCCTGTCTACCAAAATGGTTGGGTCGGCTTTGACGCAGCGCGCCCGGCGCGTTTCCGCAAGGACCCGGCAGGCTTCGTCCACATCGAGGGTGTGGTCAAGAGCGGCACGGCCAACGGAATCGCGTTCACACTGCCGGTCGGCTATCGACCACTGCGCGCGCTCAACCTGTCTGTCGTCTCAAACGGTGCCCCGGCGTTCATCACGGTCAGTACCAATGGTGACGTCTCGGCTGTGAACGCCGTCTACACCGACTTTGGGACATCCAGCTTCGGGACGGACCAGGCGTCCTTCCCCGCTGGCAAGTCGATTATCCCGCTCGTCACCACGCTCCCGGTCGGTCCCACTGATGGTGACGAGGTCTACTTCCGCACCGCGGCGATGAAGACCGCAGGGCAGCCCGCGTGGCATCTGCGTTACGACTCGACCATCGCGGGCTCCTACAAGTGGGAGGTCATCGGCGGCGGTCCGCTTTCGGATGAGCAGACCACCAACGAGAACATCACGTCGGCGGTCTACGCCGCAGGACCGACCGCAGGCCCGTCCATCACGCTCCCGCTCGCAGGGGACTACATCGTGGACATCGGCTTTGAGGCATACATCAACATGCCGACCACGGTGAACACGGCCGACATCCGTATGTCCTACGCCATCGGGGCTACCGCCGCTGCCGACGCCGACGCCTGTCGCTTCTACCAGGACTCGCACGCGGGCAGCCACCTTGCCAGCATCTCCCGCCGTCGCCGAAAGGCCGGCCTCGGAGCCGTAACGATCGCGTCCCGCTATCGAAACGCGGGAACGGCGGGCGTCAACCCCGCCATGCTGAATCGCTGGATGACCGCCACCCCGTTGAGGGTCGGGTGAGCCCGATGTGCTCCACCAACTGCTGGCTCCGCGTCACCTTTGTCCGCCTCGGCTAGCCGAGCAACCCCTAGGACTACATGCCTGCCATTGAGACACCGCACCTGCGGTGGCCTTTTCGGCTGACCACCGGCGGTGACTTGCCCGGTCAGGTCGACCATGCCCCGCTGCAATATGTAGCACAAGACTCGCTCGGCGACGTTCAGCAATCCGTTCAGTTGCTGCTCGCCACCCACCCCGGCGATCGGCCGCTCGCCCCCACTGTCGGGATTCAAGAGTCGGTGTTCCTGCCGCAGGGTGTAGAGCCCGACGTGCTGGCCGCGCAGCTTATGACCTTCGAGGATCGTGCCGTGGTCTCTGTCTCGGTCAACGAGCCAGACGGCACCGGCCGCCAGACCGTCCTCGTACACGTAGCACTAGTTGGCGAGGACCAATCCCAGTGACCTACCTAGATCCTGACGTCGTCAGCGACGAGACGCAGGCCGCCGAGTTCATCCTTGGGTCGCTCGCAGATCAGATCCCCAACTGGGAGCCGTCCGAGGGCAGCCCTGAGACCTCCATGAGTGAGGCGATGGGGGTGGTCTCAGCGACCATCGCCACGTTGCTCAAGGACGAGGAACGCAACAACTACGCCGGGTTCGGGACCCTCATCCTCGGCCTCCCGCGTGGCGTCGCTGGCATCGCCGCCGGCATCGCCACCTGGACGATCACCGACAATCCCGAGGGCGTCACCATCCCGGCCGGCAGTGAGGCGGTCTGGGACTCAACGCTGACCGGAGAGCCCGTCGCATTCGCCACGACCGGCGACATGTACGTACCGCCGTTGACTCTCACCGCGAGCGTCGCCATGGCCGCGCTGGAGCCCGGCGAAGGCGGCAACGGCGTCGTTGGCGACGCGGCCGAATTCGACGACATCGCGCCCGGCGTGGCGTCCGTCACGTTCGCGTTGGAGTCCTCGGGCGGCGCCGCCGAGGAGCCCCTGGACGACTACGTGAATCGCGTCGCGGACCGCGCCCGTCGCATTCGTGCCATCCCGGTCACCGCCGACGACTTTGCGGCAGCGGCGCTGGATATTCCCGAGGTGGATCGTGCGGTAGCGATCAACCTCCTGGACTTGGACAATCCGCCTGCGGATGGCGACCCGCCGTCCAGCGATGGACACGTTTCCGTCTTCGCGATCACCGCGGATGGCTCGGCTCTGACAGGCACTCCGCTCGCCGCGCTCACCGCCTTGTTCAACACCGACGATCGCCCCCTGGCAGTTCGCGTGCATCTTGGGGCGCCGACCTACGCCGACCTGTCCGTGCATGTGACCGTCCGGCTGGCCGAGGGCATCGAGGACACCGCCGCGGTGCTCGCCGACGTCGAGGCCGCCGTAACCGCCTACTTCCTGCCCCAGGGCTGGGACGTAGACGAAGACCTGGGCGGGCGTTGGCGCGTGCCGACCTCGGACGTGGACCGGCCGGTACGCGAGTACGACATCTCAACGGTCGTTGCGGCCGTGGCCGGCGTGGCGGGGGTGACTGACGTGACGATCAACGGCGCGGAGTCCGTGCCAATGTTGGGCTACGCGCCGCTCCCGCACCTGACCTCCGTGGAGGCCGAGGTCGCATGACCGCCGCAGGGCGAGTGCTAGCCCTACTTCCGCAGCTGCGCGCCGACGAGGAGTCCGACGCGTTGCTGGCCATCCTCATCACGTCATGGATGAGCGACCTTGAGCGTGCGGCCGATGTCGCCTATGGCACGGACGCCACGCCCTACCCCTGGGAGGCGTTGACCGATCCGTCGACCGCGCCGCTGTGGGCACTCCCGCACGCCGCACAATGGACGGGTGGGACTATGCCGCGCCGTCAGCCGGGCGAAGACGACACCGCCTATCTCCTGCGCGCTCGCGCCGAGGTCGTGCGACCACGGGGAATGCTACGCGGCGCCTACTCGGCATTGGTTACCGCCATGCAGGCGCGTCTCATCGGGACCAGGTACGTGTCCATCGTGGAGTGGGTTGATGACTCTCCGTGGAAGCTGGCCGCCAGAGTGATCGTCGCCGAGGCCCCGGACGTGGACGCCCTCTACCTCGCGGCCAATGCGCCCGACGCGGTACCCGCCGGGATGCACGTGGAGATCGTCGCCAGCAGCGGCGACATCTGGGACGAGGCCGACATCGCCTGGGATGCCGCGACCGGCTCCTGGGACGAAAACTAGGACAAGGACAACTCGATGCCGAAGACCTATACCCCGCTACTGCATCTTCCGCGCCCTGGCTCTGGTGCCGACCTTCTTTCCGAGGGCGACGACATCATGCGGGAGTTGACCGACCGACTTGAAGTCGTGATCGGCCCGCCGAGCGGCACCGCGGGCGGCGACCTCGCCGGCACCTACCCGAACCCGACAGTCGTCACCCTCAACGGCAGAGCGGTGTCGGCGTTGATCTATGCCACCGACTCGCGCTTGGTCGACTCGCGTAGGCCCGATGGCACCGCGGGCGGCGACCTCGCCGGCACCTACCCGAACCCGACAGTCGCCTCGATCAACGGCCGCGCGGCGTCGGCTGTCGTCTTCACCGATGACATTCGGTTGAGCACTGTCCACGGCGTCGTCCCGGTCGGAGGCATTCTTGCGTTTGCCGGCACGGGCGATCCGTCCGGCGGCGACTGGCTGCTCGCCGATGGGCGCCTCATCAACCGGACGACGTACGCCGCGTTCTTCGCCGCCGTAGGTCACGCCTACAACGGCGGCGTGGATCCTGGCAGCGGCATGGTGCGGATCCCTGACAAGCGGGGACGCGTTGCGGTCGGAGCCACGAGCATGGGCACCGATGGCCTGAACGGTGTCGTCGCCATCTCGGGCAGTGACAACACACGAGCGCAGGTGGCCAGGGGCGGCCACGGGGGGGAAGCCGCGCACGTCCTGCTGACGACCGAGCTTGCTGCCCACGGCCACGGCGTCACCGACCCTGGTCACGGCCATTCCCTGAAGGGCGGCGACATCACGCCGATGGGCACTGGTGCCCTGAACATGAACAACTATTACCCGGCTGCGTTTACGAACACAACCGGCGTTGTGGTCTCCAGCACGACGGGCATCAGCATCCAGAGCAACGGTTCTGGCGTCGGCCACAACAACCTCTCGCCCTACGAGGCGGACAACTTCATCGTGAGGGTCGCATGAGTTACGTGGTAGTCGATCACGTCCACGACCGGAGCGCCAAGTTGTACAGGATGGTCGTCGGGATCCCAATCGTGGAACGCGTGTTGACGGAGGACAACGGTGGCGAGGTGGAGGAGATCGTCGCGGGCTACGCCGACCTGCGCGACTACGTGTTCGCCGACGACGACGCGCGCTGGGCCGGCAAGGACGACGAGCAGGTGGCCGCCGAGCAACGGACGGAGGTCGCCGCCAAGCTGGCCGCGGTCGATGCCGCGGTCGATGCCGCGCCCGCGCCCGCGCCCGACTCGCTCCCGGGCGTGGGCGGAACTCTGTAGTCCCCCGATAGCCCCACCCCATATGCTGTTCCTTCGAGCCCTGGTGCTCGCTGCCCTGTCCTGCGCTGAGGACACCAAGGGGCAGCGACGCCGGGGCTCGTTGTCGTTCCGGAGGCGGGTCCCTCGTTTCGGAACACGACTGTTTCAGACGCCTGATACGGTCCACATCCGCGTCCCCGGTCCACACCGTGCGAGCGTCGATCCCATGACGAACCTTCCGCCAGAACGCACCGGTGCCGATGATGTCCGAGACCTGGTCGCGAACATCCGCGCCGTCCTCACCCGTCATCCACCTGCGCCGCTGACAACCGCGCAGCGGCTGTTGCTCGACTACGTCGCCGCTCTGATCGAGCGTGAACTCGCTCGACCTCGGAGACTCCGGCGACCACGTCGGTAACGATCCCGGCGAAACGGTCATCGAGCGAGCGCAGCAGCGCGACAAGAAGCTCCCGGCGCTGCTCGTCGTCGTCGCCGCCAGCGAATCCCACCTGAAGGAACCAGAGCGGCACGCCGGTACATTCGGCGAGGCTGATCTGCTCGTCTACCGAGGCCTCGCGTAGCCCGCGTTCGAGGCGTTTGTAGGTCGCAAGGGAGAGGCCAAGCGCCGCTGCCATCTTCCCCTGGGAGCGGTTGCCGAAGGCGCGCGCGGCCCGGATGCGGGCAGCGGAGTCGTGGCGCACGCGGAGCGCCCCTGATCGCTGCCTCCGACCTTCGGCGCCGGGCCTGACGCTGGCACTCTCGTTCTCATGGTCCATCTCAGCCGCCCCCGTGGGAGGTTCATAGCCTGACATGACTGGCGCAGTATACGGACCATGGTGGACGAATACGGATTTCGATGACCAATGGCGGTCCATGATGACGTAAAACGCGACCCAAATAGCTCAGGGCTGGTACATATGGCTCATGGGAGCACTGCACCTCGGGGAGAGGTCGAATCACGCAGGGCAGGCCCTCTTCGTTGAGCGTCTACGCGCCGGACTAACAGTCCGAGCGCTCGCCCGAAAGGCGGGCGTGATGGACAAGACGATCGCCAACGCGGAGCGCGGCCGGTCCACCCTCACTGACGCAAGTCTCGCTCGCCTCGCGCGTGCGCTGAACGTTCACCCCTCTGACCTTTTGGTGGGCAGTGCTGGACAGTACCGCCCAACGCCGTGGGATTCTGCGCTGCGGCGCCGCCGCCACGAGCTGCATCTCACCAGCCTTGAAGCCGCAGCGCGCATCGGCATCTCGCGCACCACTCTTCTGCGCGCAGAGGCCGGCTCCAACATCCACCGCGAGTCGGCCTACAAGATCGCGCGCTTCTACGATCTCGACATTCTGGAGGTCGCGCCGCGACTCGCCCAGGGTGCCCAATACGACGGCGGGACTCGATGACCGGTACGACCCTTGCACGTTCCCCCAACGGAACCGTGACGGGCACTCCCGTCGCGTCCGTCAATTTCAGCCTGGACGAATCGATGCGCCTAGCCGAGGTCTTGGCCGCCTCGGGCTTTTTCTCCGATGCGCGCGGGATGGCGCAGGCGGTTACGAAGATGCTTGCCGGCCGCGAGCTGGGCGTCGGCCCCATCGCCTCGATGACCGGGGTGAACATCATCAAGGGCAAGGTCACGCTCAGCGCCAACATCATGGCGTCGGCGATCAAGCGCCACCCGAACTACACGTTTCGCGTGACCGAGCACACCGGGCAAGTGTGCTCCATCGACTTTTACGAGGGCGGTGAGGTCATCGGCTCCTCGTCGTTCTCCATGGACGACGCGAAGACGGCGAAGCTGACGTCGTCGGACATGTACACCAAGTTCCCCAAGAACATGCTGTTCTCGCGGGCGCTCAGCAACGGCGCGAAATGGCACACGCCCGACGTGTTTGGCGGACCGGTCTACACACCCGACGAGCTTGGCGCGGAGGTCGGGGAAGACGGCGAGATCATCCACCCTGCCGAAGTCCTGCTTCCGCGCAAGCTGCCCGAGCCCGCTGGCGCCTCGACGTCGACCACGGCAACGCCGGTGAACTACACCTCCACGCCGCCGCCTGCCGAGGCACCCCCTCGCGTCCTCGGCGCTCTGCTGACACCGGACGTTCCCGAGGTCGGGCTAGCCCCCGACGACGAGGATGCCCGCGATTCGCAGGCCGCGGAAGACGCACGTCCGCCCGTCATCAAGGGTGACGACAACAGCAAGGTGTCTCCGGTCGAGGCTAAGGAGATCACCGACTATCTTCGCGCGGTCGGCGCGGGCCGTCAGTTCGTGCTCTATGCGCTCATCGACTGCGGCGTGCAGAAGGTCAGTGATCCACACGAAGCGGTAGGCAGGATCACGAAGGCTCAGGCCAAGTCCTTTGTCGCGGCCATTGCCGCGAAGTGCGTGACGTGAGTCGCGGCGATGTACGGCACCTGTCGGCGCTGCGGCGCGCGGGTCCGGTCGGCACCTAGTCCTAGCGACGGGCCGATCCGGCTCAACGCAACTCCGGACCCCGATGGAGGAACGATCTCCATCGCTCACGGGTTCGCCATGAAAAACGACTTGCCGGCCGCGGAGCATCTGCGACGGCTCGGCGTGCCCCTGTACTCCAAGCACAACTGCAAGGCGAAGCGTGGACGAAGCGGTACATATTGAGCGCGAGGTGCCCGGTGTCGGGCTGATCACCTTTGATGACCAGCCCATCGGGTCGCCGACCTTGAAGGGCACCCCGCGCCTCCGCGCGCGCCGCTGCTACCACCTGGAGTCGCCCGATGGTGTTCGCTGCGAACTGCCATCGGTCACAACGATCCTCAGCAAGGTCGTGCCGAAGCCTTCGCTTCTGCGGTGGTATGAGGCCCAGGGCGCAGAGGTCGCGGTCGCGCTTGAACGAGTCGGGGCCCTCCAGGGCATCCCGCCGGCCGAATGCGTCACCACTCTGCGCGGCCTCGGCTACGGCGCCGAGGCCGTGGCGAAGCTGAGCGCCGGTCGCGGTACCGCCATCCACACCATCTTGGAACGCTTCTTGCGCTATGGCGAGATGCCCGAGTTGTCCAATTACCCGCAGGACTGGCACGGCTTCATCTTCGCGCTGATGCGGTTCCTGAGCACGTACCACGTCGTGCCCGACGAGGACGGCATCGAGCGCCTCGTCGCTCATCCGGAGTTGGGCTATGCCGGCCGTCTCGATGCTCGGGTGCACATCGACAACGTCTCAGCACTGCTGGACTTGAAGACCAACACCCGGGGCTCCGTGTACGCCGAACATCACTTGCAGACGATCGCGTATGCCATGGCCGACGCGGCGTGCGGTGCGTCACCGCCGGCCAGCATCCTGATCCTCGCGCTTGGACACGACGGCCGGTACGAGATCCACGAGAGCCAGGGTACGCCCGCCATGTGGCGTTCGGTGATGAGCATCTACCGCCATCAGCAAGGGCTCATTGAGGCAATCCGGAAGTCGGCGCCGACACGCATCGTCTCCGAGGCGGTGGCGGCATGAAGGCCACCATCTACATGCGGGTTGCCAAGACGGCCAACGGCCGCAAGCCCAGGGTGGCGGCGGCGACAAAGTCCAATCCGCGTCCGCTGACCGGGAGCGGTAGACCTGGGGACTTCCTGCCCACCGTGTTCTTCGCGGTGGACATCAGCGTCCCGGACGTCATGTTCAAGCAGGCAGAGCGTGTCGTGGCCGACTTGGCGCTGAGCGAGGTCACCGCAGAGATCGCCGCCACCCTGACCGAGGTCGACCGATGAGCGAACCGGCGACCCGTGTCTGCTCGCGCTGCGGCGTGCGCAAGGCGGCGCGGCACTTCACGTGGCACGACAAGGCCCATACCCGGCGCGCCTCGTCGTGCAAGCTCTGCGCGGCTGAGGTCAATCGCCTCTGGCGCGCACGCCAGTCGCCCGAGCGCCTCGAAGCGATGCGGGCCGCCTCGCGCGCTCGTTCGGCCGAGCGCTATGAGCGGATCAAGCGCGACCCGGAGGCGTACGCCGAGCTTCGCGCCTACGGCAACGCGACCCAGCGCAAGTATTACGCCGCGAGGGATCCCGAGGCGGCTAGGGCGGCGGCACGTGCCCGCTACCGGCGGATCAAGGAGCAGGATCCGGAGCAGTACGCGCGCCGCCGGGCCGACCAGCGCATGTATCAGCGCCTGAGCCTGGAGCGCGCCGGACAACCTCAGCCGCCCAGCCGGCGCAAGTCCATCAACCCGAAAGCTGAGGTCGGCAACGGCGGACATGGTCCCGGGTTCGACCCGGCCCCGCTCGTCGCGTTCGTCGTCAACAACGGCGGCGCAGGCGCGGTGGCGCACGGCAACGCGGCCCTGGCCCGCTCCCTGGTTCGCATCCTCAGCGGCGAGTTCAAGACCGTGACCCTTGCCACGGTCGACGCCGTTTGCGCCGCACACGACTTGTTGATGCACGACATCTACGACCCGTCCCAGTACCCGGAGGTCTACGCCGCATGAGCATGTACAGCACCCCGACCCCGAGCTTCATGTTCGGCGGTCCCGAGGATCCGGCCCGCGCGTGGCGTGCCACCCCGGGCTCGGACGCCATCCGCGAAGCGCGCGCCGTTCTCGATCGCGAGCGCCGCCTGGCGTGCGCCGAAGGCGACGACGAACTTGCCGCGCGCCTGGCCATGGTCATGGACCTGCTCAACGAGACCTTGGCCTAGGGCATGCGCAAGCGCGACAACACCCCGGAGGTGATGCGGCAATGGCTGGACATGGTGCCGCTCGTCACCGATCCGCCGACCGCTGACGCCGTCTTCGCGGTCCGCTGCATCCTCGGCTGCGAACTGGTCGTCGCCGTCGAGAACGACGAGCCCGTACTGGCCGAGTCCCTGCGCAACTGCATTATGTTGCTCACGGGCGAGCCCGCACCGAACCTGGCCTACCCCGATGCGGCCGACGAACCTGTGCTGGCCGGCACTCACGAGCCCGGCTGCATCGTCTGTGGCGGCTCGGGCCTGCGGTGCTGCGAGTTCGGGGCGTCGCGATGACGGCACCGAGGGCGATGACGCAGACGGCGCCATATCCCGACCTGTTGGTGTCGTTGGTCGAGCGTCTGACGTACCGACCCGGGTGGCGGTTCGGGCTCGGGGACATCGTTCGCGGCCAAGGCAGCGAAGGGCTGACGTTGATCGTGACCGGCACCTATCCCGACACGTACAACCCGGACACCATGATCCGGGTCAACCACTACTTCCCGGTGCCGCCGGCCGCCTACGACGAGCGGTCCTGGCGCCGGTGGCTGTTCGATCGCATCCTGGAGGTTGAGCGCCACGAGGCTGCGGAGTTCTTCCAGATCGACGGTGAGCGGCCGTACGCGCCGCATCACGGGCCGGGGAACGACCCCTACATCATCTTCGAGCATGGCACTGACATTGACGTGCGCACCAACTTCCGCGGCGAGGTCGAAGCCGCAGACCCACCCACCAAGGCCTAGGACAACATGTCATCTCTCAACAGCTACAACTTCACCGGGCATCTCGGACGCGATCCTGAGCTTCGAGCGATGCCCGATGGGGGGATGGTCTGCAACATGTCGGTGGCAGTGGAGCGCTACGGCGACAAGTCGCCGGTCTGGGTCGACGTGTCCGTGTTCGGCAAGAGCGCCGAGGCCTGCGCGCAGTACCTCGCCAAGGGTCGCGAGGTTGCAATCAACGGGCGCGTCGCGGATGTGCGTGCGTTCCTCAAGCGCGACGGCGAGCCCGGCGCCGCACTATCGGTGGCGACCAGTGACGTGTCCTTCGTCGGTGGCAGGCCCGAGCCCGACCAGCCTGTTACGCGCTACGCGCCGGTGCCCGCTCCGGCGGGCCCTGGCGCGGTGACGTCTGACGACGACATCCCGTTCTAGACGGTGGCCCCACGGTTCTGGACATGCCAGCGCCGGAAGGCCGGCGTGAAGTGCGGCCACCGCAATCCCCGCACCAAGCGTCTCTGCGCGAACTGCGGGGGTGCGCGGCCGGTGGCCCACCGGCCGGCACATATGGCGGCGCTCGCCGACCCCTACGAGTTGTGGGTCAAGCGCTTCGGCAGCCACTGCGGCATCTGTGGCCGGGCACCCACTGTCCGCCGGCGCCTGGACCGGGACCACGACCATCGCACGGGGGTGCCGCGAGGCCTCCTCTGCGCCCGCTGCAACCGCGCGCTTCCGGCCTGGGTCACCGCTGCGTGGCTACGCGCCGCCGCGACCTACCTCGACAACGGCGACGCCGACTCACTCCGACTCACTAGGACATCATCATGAAGCCCCGCCCCGGGTCCGCCTACCACGGACCCATCGTTGTACTGACGCTGGTCGAAGCCGAGCGTGCCGTCGTCGGGCTCCACGCCAGCGGGAGCTATGACGATCCCATTGCCGCGTCGATCCTTCGCAAGGTCGCCGCCGCCGTCTCCTCTGACCCCGCCTTTCGGCAGCCCTCGCCGTGACGGTCACGGCTCTACCGAGCGGTGTCCAGCGAATCGTCGGGCAACTCCAGGCGGCCAGCCTGCCGGTGGTCTACGGCGGTCCGGACCTGATTGGCTCGGCGTGCCCGCTGTGTCCAGCGCGCCTGGCCCCGTTCGGCACGAAGTACATCAAGGCCTCCATGGTGGTGGAGTTCGGTGGCGGTGGCGTCCGCTATTCCTGCGAAGGCTCTTGCACCTCGCGCGATATCGGCACGGCTCTGCGGTCGGCGTCGCCGGCCAGAATCTCGGCGGCGGCATGAGCGCAGAGAGCGACTGGATCCCCCTGGAGGAGGCCGCACCCCCGAGGCGCCGCGCGCCCGGCGCTCGCGACGTACTGCTGCGATCCGCATCCGAACTCGACGCCCAGTCCATCAAGTGGCTCTGGCGCCCGTACTTCCCGCTGGGCAAGTTGTCGGTCGTCGCCGGGCCCGCCGGTCAGGGCAAGTCGCAGCTGATGACGATGCTGGCCGGCGGTGTCTCCACCGGGGACATTCATCCGAGTGACCTTCGTGGCGCGGCCGACGTCGTCATGGTCAGCGCCGAGGACGACCCGAACGACACGATCGCCCCGCGGCTCATGGCGGTGGGCGCCGACCTGAAGCGCATCAACATCCTCGACGTCCGCGAGGCCGACCACGAGGGCTCGATGATCGAGGCCGCGTTGTCGCTGCCCTCGGACGGCGCCGCCTTTCGTCGCGCGATGGCGAAGCGGTCGGTCAAGTGCATCATCATCGATCCGATCTCCAGCTTCTTCGATGCGGCGACCGACACCCACCGCAACGCGTCGGTGCGGCAGGCGCTCTCGCCCCTGAAGGCCCTGGCCGAGGTGACCGGCGCGGCCGTGATCTGCGTGACCCACCTCAACAAGAACGGTGCGGGCGGCGAACCGCTTGACCGCGTCATTGAGTCCACCGCCTTCACGGCCATGGCCCGCTCGGTGACGCTGTTCAGCTCCGACCCCGCGGACGAGGAAGGTACGCGCGGCAGCCACAAGGTCTTCCTCATCATGAAGTCCAACCTTGCGAAGTCGGGCGAGCACGCCTTGAAGGTGGAGATCGAGGACGCGACGGTCCGCAACAGGGCCAACGAGCCGATCGCCACATCCCGGACGATCGTCACCGGCAAGACGGACCTGACCGCGCGCGACCTCCTCATGCCCCCGGACGAGCGCTCGGAGCAGGCTGAGATCCAGGGGCTCATCCGTGACGTACTCGATGGCGCCTGGCTACCGAGCACCGTCGTCAAGAAGGCGGCGATGGCCCACTGCTCGCTCAAGGTCTACCGGTCGGCGAGCGAGGGCTTTGCCAAGCGCAAAGCGCCCGGGACGAAGTTCGGCGTCTGGTGGATCGGAGCCAAGGGGACCAAGCCGCCCTGGGAGGAAGACCCGACCTGGACGCCCAACGGCAGCGGCCCGGTCTCAGACGACGAGATCGAAGGCAACGGCCATCGCAGCCCCGAGGCCTATGAGGTCATGCAACGGATGCTCGGCGAGAGGGACGACTGATGCTTCAACCCCTGAGATGGACCGACAACGACGGCGACCGCGTGCAGTTCGAGGTTGACGAGGGACCCGCCGCCATGGCCTGCGTGACGATAGCTGGCGAGACCCACGACGCGGCGGTGTGGATCACCGAACTTCAGGCACGCGCGCTCCGCGACTGGCTGACGGACCTAATCGGAGACCGGCCAGCGCCGATCGCGCTGGCCATAACGGTGAGCGGTCAGCCCACGGGCGAGCAGCTGGCGGGCGTCAAGGCAGCTGTGGTCGACGCGCTGGAGTGGCGGCGATGAGGATCGAGGTTGTCCACGGCGTGCAGGACGTAGAGCCAGACCAGCCGTGCCCACGATGCCACGGTCTCGGCATCATCACCGGCCAGGTGCCCTGCCCCGCCTGTCACGGCTCGGGAATGTGGGTGTGGACCAACGCCTACACGTACGAGTGCCCGTGGCCGGTGGTCGTCGGAGCCATCGTCCTCGTGCCCGGCAACGCGGCCAATCCTGACGTGCAGAAGGCCACCGTGACCCGGCTGGGATCGGCCTACCTCGATCCGGTCGAGACCGTGATTGGCGTGCTCGATCAGCGCATCGCCACCGACAACCCTTCGTAGTTCAGAAGACCACCAACAACAAGAAAGGACGTTCAATCATGGGACTGAACGGACCGAGCAAGACCATCCACGTAGAGCCGCTGAAGATCCCGGCGCCCGCGCAGCCGGCCAAGGCGCCGAGCGCGCCCGCGCCGGCGAGCCCGGCCAAGCGCGAACCGGTGCCGGCATGAGCAGTCCGGCGCGTCGCAAGTGGCAGCGCAACGTGATCGAGGCTGAGGAGCAGCGCCGCGAAGCGAAGTCCCGGACCGCCGCCCGATACCGGCTGCCCGCAACGTCGATCGACTTCCACAAGGTCCCCGTGCCGCCGCCCGAGCCGCTGGCCCCGACCTTCTCGGAGTGTGTCGTGGCCTACCGAATCTGGCGTCTGGGCGAGCACGACGGGCTGCTGCACCCGGTGAGCGTCGACTGTCGGCCGTGGCAGCCCGGCGTCAACGTCGCCCATTGCGACGCGGGCCAGCAGTGGATGATGGCCCTGCATACGAGGGACGACGATGACAAGCCGACGCACTCGGCGCCTGCCCACCGTTGCACGTGCGGGTTCTACGCCAAGTTCGCACCGACCGAGGCGCCCGTGCCCATCGAGGGAGAGCGGTTCATCTCGGGCGCCGTGGCCATGTGGGGCAACATCGAAGTCCACTATGACGGGATCCGTGCCCAGAAGGCGTGCGTGACGGCGTTGACCACGCCGAACGCGGCGTTCCTTCCGCTCGGGTTTGACCCGGTGGTGAAACGAACTGCGCAGCGCTACGGCGTGCCGATGGTCCCGCACGATGTCATTGCGGCAGAGGCCCAGCGTCACGGCGCATCCCTACCGCCCGGCGTACGGCCACCCGCGCCCGAATTCACGACGATTATGCAGCAGGCTGCATACACGTACACGATGAACACCTGGGCGGCGGGCAGCACGACCACCGCCGCCGCGCCTGCTGTCTGGAGGTCGGGCACGGCATGAGCTGCCCTCGGCGCCGGCCACGCCCCGACGAAGTGTTCGTTGACCTGTTCGCCGGTGCCGGCGGGTGGGACGTGGCCGCGCGCCGCTTGGGCATGAGCCCGGTCGGCTACGAGCTTGACGACGCGGCGTGCGCCACCCGGCACGCCGCGGGCTTACTCACCGAGCAGTGCGACGTCGCCGCGGTGCAGCTGGCGACCTGGACGGTGCGCGTCGTCGGGATGATGGCGTCGCCCCCATGCCAGGCTTTCTCCGCCGGCGGCAAGGGTCTTGGGCGAGGTGCCGACGTGGAGGTCTGCCAGCATGTGGCTCTCGGCCTCGCCGCGGGCGACGATCTGCGCCCCTGGGCGCAGGCGCACCTCAACGACGCGCGGTCCATTCTCGTGGTCGAACCGCTGCGTTGGGCGCTCGCGCTTCGGCCGACGTGGCTGGCCTGGGAACAGGTGCCGCCGGTGCTTGCCTTCTGGGAGTTCTGCGCGCCGCTGTTGCGTCAGGTCGGCTACCACGTCTGGACCGGGTGCTTGCACGCTGAGCAGTACGGAGTGCCTCAGACCCGTCGTCGCGCGTTCCTGATGGCCTCCCTTGCCGGACCGGTTGCCACGCCGACGCCGACGCACTCGGCCTACCACACACGTTCGCCGGCCCGACTGGACTCGGGTGTGGCGCCGTGGATCAGCATGGCCGATGCGCTCGGGTGGCCTGATGCCCTGGTGGGGTTCCCGCGTCGCGCGGAGACCGGTCCGAGGGGGGGGGCGACGACGATCGCTATCGAGGGCATCGAGTACCGCGCGCGCGACCTGCGGCCTACCAGCCGTCCGGCGCTTGCCCTTTCGGGCAAAGCGCGCTCGTGGACGCGGCTGCGCCTGCCCCCCACGGTGGGTGGTACTCACGGCGCGGTGGCCGGCAGGCAGGTCAACGGTCACATCAACCTCACCGTGGCCGAGGCCTCGCTGCTTCAGACCTTCCCCGCCGACTACCCGTGGCGGGGCAGCCGGACCAGCCAGTTCCAGCAGGTCGGCAACGCGGTGCCGCCCGACCTCGCCACCGTGGTCCTGTGCGCCGTGACGCGTCCTGAACCCGAACCTGAACCGGAGGTGGTCCCCATGCTGCCGAGGAGCCCCCTGCAAGGCACGATCGATGGGACGTGGGTGTCCCTGCCCATCACAGTTCCGAAGCGACTCACCGAGCGCCAGAGGGATCTCCTGCGATCCATTCAGCAGTACGGGCAGATCAGCACGCGCGACGCGTGCCGGTTCTTCGCCGACCCCAGCGCGGCGCTCAGTCGTCTCGTCGCGCTGGGTCTCATCGAACGCAAGACGCGCGGCACGTATGTGCCGCGCGTCGGGAAGGACTAGGACTCGGTATGCGACCTCATCGCAACATCAGCGGCGCCGACGCAGTGGCCGAGGCCTACGCCCGGATCCTGGAGCGCCGCCACCCCGGAACGCGCTGGTCAAAAGTTGACCGGGCGCATCAGTCGACCTCCACCCTTCCCGGGCAGGTCGTCCGGCGCCTCGCCTCGCCCGAAGACGCGGACACGCTCGCTGATGGGCGACGTCTCCCAGCGGTTGCGGCCCGGGGGCTTGACCATGACAGCGTCGAACCCTGCGGCGACTAGCTCTCGGCGGTCGTTGATCTCCAACGTGTCCCAGTTGTCTTCCAAGTCATCGGGCACGAGCAGGCCCGTCGCCTGCGCCTTGATCGTTCCAAGAGCGACGCGAGCCGCCTTGACGCGGTTGGCCCGCTCGGTCACGCCCTCCTCGAAGAGGCCTTCTCCGGCCTCCTCCAACGCGTCTCGCACCACCGTGTTGTCGCGGTAGCGACGTAGGTCTTCCAGCGCCGTGGCCAACTCGTCCTCGGCGGCGCTGAGGCGCCCGACGTCATCGCCGCCGCCGGCAACGGTGACGTGGACGTACCGCTTGAAGAACTCGGCGGTGACGTACTTCTCCACCTCGTCTGCCGTGACGCTGGCCGGCGCCGGGCATGTTCCCCAGCTGAAGGTTCGGCGGCAGCGGTAGCGACGGCCGCGGTCGGTCAGCCCGGCCATCTTGCTTCCGCAGCTGGTGCACCGCACGACGCCGCGCAAGAGGTAGGCCCCGTTCACGCGCCGGTCGTTGGTCGACGTGCCCGCCGCGTTGGCGTTCACCCACTGCATCTCAGTGACGATCGCTGGATGCGCTGCTGGGTTGACAAGGTCTTTGCCCGACCGTGCCTCGCCGACGTAGGTCCGTGACTTGATCACCTGGACGATGCGCTGCGCGGTCCACTGTGCGCCCGTCGCCGTGTGAACCCCGAGGTCGTTCAGCCAGCGGGCGATCGACGGCGTGGACTCCCCGGCGGCGCGGCGGACGAAGATGGCCAGCACGTAGGGCGCTGCCTCCGCGTCGATGATTAGCGGCGTCCCCGACTCGGCGCGCATGTAGCCGAACGGCACGCCCGCGTGAACCCCGCGGTCGATGTGGTTCTCGCGCGACGTGCTCCAGGTTTCTTGAAACGAGTCCCACTGCCACTCGGCCAAGGCGAGGAACAGCGTCCGCATGAGCTTGGCGGTGGGGTTCGTGCGCTCCTCGGCGCCGCCGGTCATCCCCTCTGAGACGGCGATGAGATCCTTGCCGGCGTCCTCCAACTGCTTGATGGCCGCCAGCCCGGACGACACGTTGCGCGAGAACCGGTCGAGCTTGGCCACGACGATGCCCGAGGTCTCTCCGGCGACCGCACGTTCGATGGCGTACTTGAGCCCTACGCGGTCGGTCGTCTTGCCGGACACGGAATCGGTCTCGTCGTGGTCCAGGCCCAGGGTGTGGCCGTTGGCCTCAATCCAGGCGATGCACTTCGCCCGTTGCTCTTTGGGCGAGATGAACGTACTGCCCTTGCGGCCGGCGCGACGCGAGACACGGATGACCATGTCGTACGTCTTGCCGCTGGGCTTGACCTTCGGAGGCGTGGTCTCCAAGCCCGATGGTCCGCGCTTGACGATGGCGTTGCGCTTGCTCACGACTCATCCTTCTTCGGCAGAAAGACGGGCGCGCCCGCGGAGTCGAGGACGGGGCGCATCAACATGGGCATCCCCTCCCGGATGCCACCGACGTCCCAGTTGACGCCGTAGCGGTGATAGTGGTGATAGATGGCAATGACGGTGCCTTGCCGCTGCTTGTCGCGAGAGTCGTGCACGCGCTGACGCAAGGCGTACTCAGCCCAGTCGGTGTCCACGTCCTTGTCACCGCCCTCGTGCTGGTCGCCTCGCTCCTGGCCCGACGCGGGAGCCGCCTGCGCTCGGCTCGAAGCAGAGGCGTCATCCGACTGCGCGAGGCGATCGAGGATGGCCTTCTCCTCCGAGAGGATGCGCTCCAAGCGGGCCTTGAACGCCGGGTCCGAGCGTCGCCTCGCCACCGCCGCCAGCAGGTCATCATCGTTCCGGTGGATCGGGCAGTTGTGCGTATTCACGCCGCGCGTGCAGTAGCACGGCCCGCCGCTCAGCTCAGACATCGCGCGGTTCCGTTCCGGTCGAAGCATCCAGGGGTAGGCCGGCCTCGGCGACGAGCGCGCGGTAGCGCAGGACGTTGGGCAGGCCCCCTGCGAGATGAGTGCCGGACTCGTACTCGGGGCCGGCGTGCCCCCATCGCAGCACGATCGTGGACATGCCACCCTGCGGGCACCAGTAGGTGTCTTGGCCGCGCCACCGTCCGAGGTACACGCAGTGATCACAGTCGTGCGTGAACCGGGCCGGGCCGAGATCAACAGCGTCATCTTGCGCGGGCGCCCTTCGGGCGCGCACGCCGACCGGCGCGGGCGTCTCGGCGCGCGCGTTCACCGGCGCGTTCACCGGCGCGGCCTCCGGCTCGATGATCAGGGACTTGGTGTCGATCGCGCGCAGCTCCCAATGGGTAGGGAGGACGTGCAGGTCCACGGTCTCGCCAGGCGCGGTGTGCTCGTACGCCTCCTGTGCCCAGAGCAGCAGTGCGTGCGGGTCGATACCGGTGAGCCTCATCGTCCCGCCTTTCCGTTGAGCTTGAGGTACAGCCGCACCTCGGCGGCGGGGTCAAGGCCGCGATACACGTCGGCCTCGATGAACTCGACGCTTGCGGGACGGGTCGTCTTGGCCATGCCGTTGATGACCTTGTACTTGCCGCCCGTGAACCGGCTGAGCGTGACAACCGCCGACGTGGCATACCAGCCGCCTCCGCCGCGGTGGTCCGCGCGCGGGTCGACGTGTCCGATGATGTCCGTGACGCGGACGTGTTCGTGCGTCGGCTCGTCCTCCCGGTCTCTGTTCATCGAGCCGCGCTCTTCTTGGTGATGATCGTGCGGCGGCGGGCCGTGTGCTTGGGCTTGGCGTGGCGCTTCGGCTTGGCCTTTGGCGCGGCTCTCGCAACAGTCGCGCGCGGCATGGCGACGACCGCTACATGCGGGTCTGCCGGGCGTGGCGCGTCGTCGGCGGCGGGGTTGACCGTGCCGCCGTCCGCGGGCGGGCTGTACTGCGCCTCGCCTGGAGTCGCGCTGAACGGAGAGACGTACTGGTTGGGGTCTGCCGGCGGGTGAGCGTCGGCAGGACCGGCGGTCGCCGTGGTCATCGCGGGCAGCTGCGGTTCCGCGGGCGGGTTGTTTTGCGCGGGGCCGGGGGTGATGTCCGGCGCGGCCTGCGCGCACCCGGACAGGGCGAACGCGAAGGCGAGAGCGAGAGCTACGGTGGCAGTGGTGGTGGTCTTCATGGTTTGATCCTTGAATCGGTCGTGTGCGGTCAGGGCTGAAGCGGCGCCCCGTTGGTCCCGGGGGCGCGATCTGGAGGGATCATAGCCGACCTAAATGGGCCGCGCCCAATAGCGGCGCCCATTTAGGTCACCTACCGGGCGCGGCCCCGCTGAACCCATGCGGCACTAGGGCTCCCGGGACTTGATGTACCACTAGAACGTCTGTCCGCCGGGCCCGGGCAGGCACCCGACCTCAGTCAGTTTCGGCGCCGGTGCGCCGCGTCCCACAGGATCCTCGTCTGGATCTCGGCCAGCTGATCCGGCGTCGGAGGCTCGATCTTCGCGCCCGTCTCGGTGAGGTGCTTCATTCCGCACTGCACGCAGAGGATGGCTAGTTTCTTCTCGGCAGCCTGCCGCCGGCCGCTCGGCGCCACCATGACGCGCTCGCGACATTCGGAGCACTGGTCCGCGGTGGAGCCGAACGCAAGCCCGGCGTTGTCGCAGATCAGGAAGCCGTTCACGTGAACAATCCAATCCCGTAGTAGGAGCCGTAAATGGCAACGATGACGAGGCCCACCCTCTGCCAGAACGGCCGCTTGAGGTCGAAGGTCATCGGCCGCTCAGGAGGAGGCGGCGGCAGGAGCCGACCGGACGCGTCGCCCCTGCGGCGTCGGCGCTTCCTCCTGCGGATCCGTCGAGCCTGTCGCGTCTCGTCGTCGATGTTGTCTGAGTCGCTCATGCCCACCAGTCCCTCAGCGTCCACAGCACGACCGCCGTTACCGCCCAGAGCCTGAGGAAGGACCACCACCGGAAGGCCACGAGTAGTCCAATAAGAACCAGCAGCACCGCCAGAGCAATCAGGTCCGACATGGTCCAACCTCAAAGAGCGTCGGCGGGGGCTCCCACGTTCGCCGGATCACACCCGGGTAGTCGTCGCCGCGCACCGTGTACACCGTCGTCGGGATGAGTCTGACGCGGGCGTTGGTGAAGGCGTGTGCCGTGCCGGGCGAATTGTTGTGGTTGAAGGCCACCACGTGGTCGATGTCCGAGCCCAGCATCTCGATGTTGCGTCGCATGCCGGCGCTCCGGCCTAGGCTCCAGTCGGCCGGGTGCGGCTCGACCGCGTAGCCGAACGTGACGGCGATCTCCGCGGCGATCCGGTCCGCGCCGTCCGTGCCTCGCGCTCCGCGCGCATCGCCATGCACGATGGTCGGCATTGCCGAGAACCACCGCGCCAGCTCCATGCGGATGATCGTCCGGTCGGTCCACGTCCGCGAGCCGGTGACCATGATCCTCGGCGAGGTCATGATGAAGCCTGCCCCTGCTCTTCGCCGGGAGCAAGGCCCGCGCCGTCGCGGTCCCGCGGCCCCATGTCGCCCAGGGCCTCGGCATAGAACACCGCTTCGAGCAGGCTCATTTCGCCCATCTCGTAGGCAGCCTGCGCCTTGGCGATGGCCGCATCGCTCGGTCGATGCTCACTCATCTGGGGTCGGCCCTCTCCTCGTCGCGAGCGGCGCGCCAGTTGCCCGCGGCCTCCACGTTCGGATCGCTGGCCGTCAACAGCCACCGCAGCATGTCCGGCATCATGGTCGTGTCGCGTCCCTTTCGCCAGGGGTCCAGCCAGCGCAAGACCACGTCCTCGACGCTGCCCGGTGCGACCGGTGCCGCCTTCTTGCCAGCACGTCGCAGCTGAGCCTTGACGTTGCGTAGCTGGCGCTTGGTGTCCTCGACCAGCGCGGCGTAGCGCTTGGCGTCGTCGCGATGCCGGCGCGCCCATGCCGCGTAGCTCTCCCACTCGCGCGCGAGTCGCAAGATGTAGTCAAACGAATCGACCTCGGTCTCGCAGTCGCGGCAGAACGTGCGGTGCGCATCGGTGTCCAGGCTCACACGCATGTGCTGACAGAAGCGCACTTCGCGGGAAACCTCGCGTGTCTCCATCGGCGCATGGTCCTCGCCGCCGCCCTCGATGATGCGCAGGCCGCCGAGGAGTGCCGCCTCGTCCTCTAGCGTGCGGTCGTCGCCGTCCTCGGTCACGAGCGGCTCATTCCTGGCCGCCGCCGCTCGGGCTTGCGCCGCCTCGGCCGCCTGCGCGGCCAGAAGTACAGGATCCATTCGTCCTTCGGGCTGACCACCGGCGCGTCGCCTATGTCCTCGGGCACCTCGCCGTGCAGCGCCTTGATGATGTCCTCGTAGCTCATGTCGCCCGTGCGCATCAGCGAGTTCATCAAGACCTGCGTCAGGTCGGCCACGAGCTTAGCTTCGAGCCCTTCGCGTCCGCGCTGCGCCTGTAGCTCCAGCAGCTCAAAGCGCAGACGTCCGGTGCGCAGCCGCTCCTCGCGCTTGCGGCGGCGACGTTCGTCTAGCGTGGGCATGCTCAACAGATACAGCGCCGGCATCACCCACAGCAGGTTCAACAGCCAATCCATCGTCTCACCGGAGTTCCTTTCGGATCTGCATCCACGCCTTGCCGAGCAGGTTCATGCCGGTCATCGAGCGGTCGGGTTTGCGGATACCCCAGATCGCATCGGTCGGGCTGTCCTCGGCGATCAAGCGGTCACGGGTATTCAGCAACGCGCGGATCACGTGCCGGTTCTGCACGGTCTTGGCGCGCAAGCCCACCACCATCACGTCATAGCGGCGCGCGTCCCATGCGGCGACCTCTGCGGCGTTGAGCGGAATGCCGCGGGGGCTGCCCAGCATCTTCGCCACCCCAGGGCCATCCGCCCGACGGATCCGCTCGTGCTCGTCCCAGGTCCGCGCCTTGTTGCAGTGCAGCCAGTGCTCCCCCGTGGCGTACAACAACGGCACGTCAGCGAAGGCCGTCTGCGGCGGCGGCACCGGCGGCGGCACGTAGAGCGCGACGGGCTCGAAGTTCGATGGCCAGCCGCCGTAAAAGTAGTACGGGTGATCGGGATCCGCCGAGTGGTGCGGCACGCCGTCGGGAGCAAACAGCTGGGCCATCAGTCCTCGGCGTTCGGGTCGGAGCGGTGGACGAGATCCCGCATGGCTGCGAGGCCTTCTGCGAGCCCGGCGCGGCGGCCCTGTTCCCAGTCGTCGTTCTTCGTAGCAGCCGCACCCGTGCCGGGCACGCCCAGCAACTGGTCGTAGGACACGCCGAGCTGGACGGCGATATCACGAATGGTGCGCAACGAGCAGCCGTGACCACGCTCAAGGTGCGAAACGCCCGTGTAATCGATCAGGCGTCCGAGCCCTTCAGCGGTCAGCCCCCGGGCCTCGCGAAGACGTGCGACGTTGCGGCCGATGGCCGCCGCCTCGTCGGGCGGCATGATTCGTGCTGACATCTAGTTCTCCATGTTGTTGTAGTTCATGAGATCTCCGGCTCCGGCGCCGTGTGATCGAGCATCGCCGCAGGCGGGACATGAAGGGCCACCGCAATAGCGAGGAAGACGCGCAGCGTCGGGTTGTCCTTCGCCCCAGTCTCCAGGCCTCGTACGGTTCCCACTGACACGTTGGCCCGACGAGCAAGTTCGGCCTGCGACGGGATCCCTGCGCGACTCCGGAACCCTTCGATCAGGTCCCAGCCGGTCCACAGCGGCAGACCCGCATGATCGTTGACTGCTCGCTTCGCCCCGCGGCTGTGCGCGTTGTGGGGCAGCCCAGCGGCGTCGAGCATCTTGTTCCATGATCCGTCGAACCGGCGCACGACAGTCGTCGTCCCCGGCCACTCGCCGTCCAGCCATCGCTCAAGCACTTTCGGGTCCGGGTCTTTGGACTTCAACTGCGCCGGGCTCCACGACGAAGCGGCAGGCGTCTCGTCGTAGCGATGAAACCATTCCCACGCCTTGGCGATGATGTCGTCCTTGGTCCAACGGCGCCCCGCAGCGAAGCTGACTTTCGTCGCCAGGCGTCGCATCACGAGCTTCGGGGTGACGCCCGCCTCCACCTGGTCGATCGCGTCGCGGACGTCGGCGGCCAGCATCTCGTAGCGCTCCCGGAGCGTCGCGAGTTCAACCCGTAGCTCCTCGGCCGTCTTGGGACGAGGGGTCATTCCGCCCTTCGGGTGCAACTGCTCGTCGGGCGCGCAACGAACTTCGCGAACGTCATCATCGCAACGCCTCCTTGATGTAGAACACCGGCGCCGTGTCGGTCAAGACCGGTCCCTGCCCATGCGGACGACCAGCGCGGCGCGCACTTCGTCCACCACCTGATCGTGGCCTGCCTCGGCTTCTTCGAGCGTGCACCATTTGGTCTGAAACTCCTGGCCGCCCGGTACGCCGAAGGCCATCGTCTCGTAGAGCACCGGCGGCCCAGCGCCGAACCCAAACGAGTAGTCAACGACCAGGAACACCGTTGAGACCCATACGCCATCATCGAGCGCCGTCACGCGGACATGTCGCGCCGCGAGATCCATGAGAAGGCGACCAGCCTCGTCGGCGGTGATCGGCTCGTGGTCGCGGTTGTAGTAAAAGTCGCCGCCCATCAGTCCATCAGTCCTTCGGCCCAAACGACTCGGGGATGTCCGCGGGGACAAGCGGGCCGTCGAACGTCAGCGCCTTCATCGTCTTGTGGGTCATGAGTCCCTCGAAGGCAACAGCGTGTCCTCGGCTAGCTTGTCGAACGCGGCCCCCGCGGCGGCGCGGGCATCGGCGAGCCCCGCGGTGTAGCCGGCCAACCAGCGCTCGTCCGCATCGGCGCCGCCGGCCGGGCCGAACACGTCGGCCCATGTCGCTCCCGTGGTGTCGAGTAGGCGTGCAACATCTCGTAGCTTCGGCTGGCGCTTGCCGTTGACCCAGTAGCTGATCGTTGTCTGGGTGACGCCCATTCGGCGCGCCGCGTCGTCCTGCGACAACCCGTTGAGTGCCCGCTTGATCGCGGCGCCGGTGTCGATCATGACTTCTCCCGGCTCTCAGCAGTGGCCTCGCCAAGAGCGAGAGCTAGCCGCTCGCCGCGCCAGGCGCTGACCTCCCGGATCTCCAAGCGGATGCCCAGGTAGCCCGCGTCGGCCCAGTCCTGGGCCGTGTCGCGCGCGACCGTTTCCGCGCCACCCTGGGATTCCCACATCCGATCGGCCGTGCTGAACGTCTCGAACCGACGGACTGGCGAGTCCTTCCGCACCCGACAGGAGACCCGCCACTCGTGGATCTGCTCGACGACGACGCTCATGCGGCGGAGTCCTTCTGGTCCTGAGCCGGAGGTGACTCGACCCGGCTCGTTGCGATGGTGTCGGCCGCTTCGTGCTCGCGCAGTCCGGCCGTCACGATCTCGCGCCGGAGATCCTCGAACGCCTGCAACCGAGCCGCGACACCCTTCCCGGCCCCGATCGCATCGAACATCCCGGGTACCGCGGCGTCCATCACATTCGCCGCCCCAGCCGTCTCACGCGCCATGCGGTCGATGAGGTCCAGTACATCGGTGGCCGTCATGCCGACGACTCCGTTCCGGTCGAGACAGGCAGCGTGGAGACTTCAACGCGAGTCGGCGCGCCCTCCGTAACCCAGCGCCTCTCGACCCACACGGCGCCGGGCCGAAAGTCTTCGTCCCACTCGGCGACCTCCTCCTGCGTCGGTGGCTCATTCCGCCACTGGACGCCCACTATGTCGGGGTGTGCTGAGGCGAACATGAAGCGCCATTGCCAGCGGCCGTCAAGCATCGAACCCTCGCGTTCCGGTCTTCGCAGCGGCCTCCGCAAAGCAAAGCGCTTCGTCCGCGATGGCCTGCGAAGTGATCCCCGCATCCACACACGCCTCGGCTGCTGTCTTCAGCTCGGTGAGCGCAGCGAGCAGCGTGTCGCATGTAGTAAGGGCAGCGCGTTTCACAGCCTCGAAGTCATCCATCGGTCGACTGCTCTCCGGTCGAAGCGACGAAGTGGCTCCGTGTGTACGGGCACTCACCCGCGGCCAGGTGAAGCCGGAGCGGGTGACCGCACTGGCACATCTGGCCCTCCACCTTCTCGCGTGCGTCCTCCCAGCTATCCCAGCCGGGGCCGAGCGGCCGGTCCCCCGGGGCTTCGCCGTGGCGCTCCTCGTATAGCTCGGCGGCGAGCGCGTCGACCTTCTTGCGTCGCTCGGCGTTCATTGCTGGTCCCCGGTCGGTCGTGTAGCGGGCTTCGTCCGCCTCGCATGGGATGCACACGTCCCATTTGCGGCCCGGCTCACCCTCCACCGGAGCCAACTCGTCGGTGGTCTTGTACTCCATGCAGATGCAGCACATGACCCGGCCGTCGTCCAGGCGGTCGATGCGTGTGATGAACCCGCCAGGCACATCCGCGGGCACGCGCAGGAACTCAGCCATCGGCCTGCCCTTCGGTCAGGTCGGCCACGATCGCACGAAGGCCGTCGATCATGGCCTGATGGACCCGCGGGTCCACGCCGTCACGCGGACCCCGCGCCTCGGCCGCGTCGGCGGCACGACGGAACCGTTCGGCCCAGTCAGCGTCAACGGGAGCAACCGCGGCTGCGTCTCCAAGGTTCTGCCCTCGGTCAAACAGCCACCGCTCGCGGCGCCCGATGCGCAGCAGCCACGGAAACGACCGCGGCCATACCGTCATCGAGACGCGCCCGCGTCGGAATGTCTTGCTCGCCGGCAGGCCCGCGCGGCGCCGAACGTCAGGCCACTTGTGGATGTTCATGGTCGCTCCCCTTCCGTGAACTTGCGAGCGGCCTCGCGGTCGATGCTATCCATAGAGTCTCGGACAACTGGCGGTAGTCCGGCACGCTCAGCCTCGGCGGCGGCGATCAGCGCGACGTCGCTGCCGTAGCCGGCTTCGATTCCGATGCCGGTTTCGCGGGCCGAAAACGTCGCTTCGTGCGCCTGGCCGGCGGCTGCCGGCCCAGCGTCCGGCGCTGCCGCCGCGATCCGCGTCCGTGCCGCCCATAGACGCTCGTCGGGCTCGGCGATCCACCAGGGCGCCGCGAACTTGTCGCGCTCATGGTGATTGATCGCGGCCCCGAGCCGGTCGAACGAGCGGATCCACCCATCGCGCTCGGCGGTGAGCCGCGCGACCTGCGCTGCGAGGTCGGTGCTCATCCGATCACCCTGTAGCCAGCGTCCGCGGCGCAGTCGGCGTGGACCCACCGACCGTCGACCTTGACGATGGCGTCGAGCAAATCGAGCGGGTGTTGAGGTGGTCGCAGCATGTCGACATCGCCGAGCTTGCCGTCGAAGCCGAGGATGGCCTGTCCGCAGCGCGGGCACGTGGCGTCGTGGTTGGCCAGCCGGGCGACGAGGGGTCGCGTGCGCTCCATCAAGCGGCCTCATCAAGGTCGGACGGCAGTAGTGCTAGTGCTTCGTAGAGCGCCTGGACGAACCGCGGCCCCGGCATCGCCGGCTCGTCGGCGCCGAAGAGGGACTCGGGGTAGTTGGCCTGCAACATCTCGCGCACGTCGTGAACCAACTGTTCAAAACCCCGTGGCACTGCGCCCGAGGCGAGCGCGTCGATTCGGTCCGCCAGGCTGAGCCACGTGCCCTCATGGTCAACGCGCCCGACCCCTGCCGCGTCCAGACGCCCGTGCGCCTCACGGGTCTGCGTGGCCAGCCCCGCCCACCGCTCGTCAGCGGCAGCGGCCAGCTGTCTCGCCTTGCTCGCAG